CTTCTGCTTTCAGCCACTCTAAGCCACAGCCTAGGCCCCCTCTCACACCATTTTCCACTGCTCAAGCCATTGCTTCGGCCACTTCGACTTGGCCCCTAGGCTTCTTTTTTGCTTGCCACCGCGCCTTAGGCCCCCTTCCTCAACCATAAAAGTCACCAAAGCTTGACCCTATGCCCCCTCTCATTTGCAAAAGGCCAGCTTCTTCCAAAAAAATTGGACACTTGCCGCTTAAGAGAAGGCCAAAATTCAAAAAATTGGTTGCCTTTCCGCTAAGAGAAGCACCAGAACTGACTAAGTTGCAAGGTTCACTTAGCCATTCGCCTAAGAGAAGCACCTAATTGGCCTTTCAGTTTCAGAAAACCTTCCTATACCGAAGAGGAACAGTGTGACTCCTCTTCCTTCTCTTCTGTTTAGGCAGATACAGGTAGTTTGACTTCTGTATTTCATATTCGGATGCTTTGTGCAGCCATTCAATAGCCAAAACCTTTCCCTCTAAGCCGCCACCCATGTCCTGAACAAGCTTTTCCCAAGTTTCTTTCAGAAAAGGATGGTCTTCGAGGAATGCTTCATACACAAAGTCTGGATATACTCCCCAGTCTCCCACCGAAAACGGCCCTGCTTCCTTCTCATACCTCGGATACCACTCTTCAAACTTCCTGACCAACGTGTCGAGTCTATATTTCATTTCTAAATTTAAAAAGGACGTGGTCGATGACATCTGTCTCAAAACTACACAAAAATAACACACCTTCACTTTTCATATTATTAATACTTAATAATAATTTTTCAGTCATGTCTTTGTCAGTATGTCTCAAAAATATGCAAAAACACTACACCCACGTATCTTCTATTATTATTGCTTAATAATAATTCTTTCTAATCGTGTTTTTAAAGTATTATTATTCAATAATAATGCAAAAAGGGCGGGTGTGTTGTTTTGCGCTACTTTTAAGACACAAGACATTCACTTCGAGGTCCCTCACACTGCTACCTGAGACAAAGGCAGAACTCAAATGTCATTAGCCTAGGCCCCCTCTCTCGAAGCTTCAAGGCTCAGTAATCGCTGACTTACAAATCCTTAGGCTCAAGGCTCAGTAATCAAAAATTCATAAGGCTAAGGTTCACGTGGCCATAGCCTAAGGTTCACGTAGCCTTCAGCTAAGAGAAGGCCTCGAGAAGCATCTAGCCTAAGGCCCCCTCTCTCAAACTTTCAAACTTCAGTGGTACAAGTGGTACAAGTGGTACAAGTGGTACTAGTCTTTCAATACTTTTTGTTGCTTCAGGACTCTTCGGTACTCTTTGTCTAAAAGCACTTCAGGGTCCTTCAAGTGCAGAACCTCCAACGCTGCCTTCCGGACATCCTGGTAGGTCCGGTGCAGATGGGCAGCACAGTAGTAAGGGCCCTCCTGGTACCAATGTTCCTCCAGGAAGGTCAGCTCCTTCTGGTCCCACAATACATTATGGAATGTGCGGGCACCATACACCTTCAGCTTGTCCTTCTCCTTCTGGAGGTTCTTGAAGTAATGGGATCTCAATACATTCACCTCCTTCTGTTGCTTCTATACATTACGGTCATCATATAGCTTCTGCTCCTACCAAACCTCCTGTTTACAATACACATAAGAGACGCACCAGAAGTGCTTGTATGCGTGATGCTACCATACCTACCAGACTTAAGATAATCAGTAATCCGAATTTTAACCGCCCCGTGATTGCTCACATTTCAGATATATCCAGTTTCGAATATATCCCTTTTAAGCTACTTCCCGAATATATCCCTTTTAAGCTACTTTATGGATACGTCACTCCCACAGCTCCATAGAAGCATGAAAAGAAAGCTCTAAGGAATTAAGAAGAAAGCAAGAATATAATTCACCATAGCTTCTAATCTTAGCCTTACCTCAATCGAGTCCAATAAGCTATTGCAAACGTTCCTAAGTTCGTGGCTCTGAAGGTTTGAAGGCCAAGCGATACATTCGATTAGGCGAAGTTGCATTAGATTTATATATAATTAAAGTGAAGTTCAGAAGGTTCGGCTTAATCGACTAGCCGGTGCCAATGAGAAAGAACGCTGGCCTTAGTCGCATTATTCCCCATCATTAAGTATTTAAATATATAAAATATATATTTAAATAAAAAAAAAATAAAAATATAGGAGGAATGAAGGAATGAAAGAACAAATAAATTATATAATAAATAATAAAAGGTTGCAACATGAAATTATAATGCTGTTCGAAATAATAAAGAACAGGAGGAATGAAAAATGAAAGAAATGGAAGAATGGAGACAGACAGTTGCATACTATAATGAAATAAGGGTATGCAAGGTGCCTAAAACGCATGAGGAAGTAATAACAGAGGAGGAGTGGAATGACTACGTACCGAAGGAAGCGAAAAAAGTAGGACACAAGGTATTATGTGGGTTCATAGTAATACCGGATCCTGCAAAAAAGAAGAAAGTAGTAAAGGAGAGAGTGGAGAGAAGCCAGGTAAAAGCTGTAAGATTGAGTAGAGGAATGAAAATAGCAGGAATGTAGGAGAAGAAGAAAAATGAGTATAGAAACAAAAAAGACTGAATCGATAGTAAAACTGGTACCTGAAAACGAACGAAATGAAGCAAGAAAGACTTTTGTATATGTTTTTAATGGAGGCGGAGCGATTCAAGTAGGAATCATTGAAGGGAACGAAGAATTTAGTACAGCTGTAAATAGGGATGGTAGTTTCTATTTCGTAGACAATTATGAAGACTATGAAACAGGAACAATTATGACAGAAGGAGAAGTATGGGCTTAAGTAAAAAAAAAGGAGAAAAAAAAATGGAAGAAAAGAAAGAAAAGCCGGTTGAAGTATGGTATAGTAAGAAAGACATTGAAATATATGTCGACGAGAGAGTGTACGAACAAATGAAGGGCTTTGTAGAAGGACTAGAGGAGATAGAAGATGTAAAGGGAGGTTTAAGTAAACATCTTGTAGGAAGGCCAAAAGTAATTATATGGACAAACGAATACATAGAAGAATAAGAAGAAGAGAGGAATAAGAGAAAATGAATGAAACAGAGAAAGTAAAATTGATGTTAAGTATACCGATAGATTACGGAGGAAGAAAGTGGAAAGAAGTGTATAGAGAAGGAATGAAAGCAGGAGATTTGAAAGGAATGACAGCCAGCACAAAGCCAATAAAGAATGGAAGGAGAGAAAATGTAGAAGAGGTGTTGTTATGTCAAAAGACGCCGTTTGTGTTATTAGATGATGAAACTGATGAAGTTTTAGAACAGATGATAGTGGAGTTTGAGAAGGATGAAAAGGAAGTGTATGTAGATTGGGACAGTTCTGATTATGGAATGTATGTAAAGGAAATAAGAAAGAAGGAGATTGTAAAGATACATTATGTAAGAAACGAAGAAGATATAAGAAAGCTGATGGTTCAAACAAATGAAAAATGAGGAAAGGAAGCCTGAACAAATTAGCTAAGAGAAGCGCTACAAAAGGAATTGGCATGAAGCTACTCGAAAATAATGAGTAGAAGGTTTAGGAGGTGTGAAAAAGAAGGAATGAAAAAACAAACAAATAAAGAAGGAACAAATGTAGTAAAAACGATGTATATAACTTTGAGGAACGATGAGTGGAATGAAGGAATGAGAGAAGGAATAAAAGCAGGGGAAATAGAAATGACGGCAAACGGAGAAAAAGCGCTGCTATGTCAAACGATGCCGTTTATAATAAATGACGAATTGTTGGATTGTGTAGTAATGGAGTTCAGAAAACGGAAAGACGAAATATATGTAGATTATGACGATTTCGGAACAATAGAACAAACGGAAACTGGAGTAAAGAAGGAAGAAGTCAAAACGTTTGCTGATCTGAATGTAGAGGAGTTTGAAGCGAAGTACGAATTGTTAGGGGCGTATGTGAAGGAAATAAAGAAAGGGGAGATAGTAAACGTACGATATATGAAGGAGGAAGATTGGGAATGAATGAAGACGAAAAGAAAGAAATAATAAGGAAGTATTTTAGGAAGAACAAAAGGAAGACAAAGCTAGACATAGGATCGGCCGAAGGAGCGTATGATCCGGAAGACGATAGCTGGCTGAAGATAGATATAAACAAAGCAGAAGAGAGTATGGGAGGCAAAGTAGATTTGATAGTAGACGCGCATAATCTGAGCTGTTTTGAAGACGAAAGTTTCGACGAGATCTGGTCTGGAGCATGTTTGGTTTGTTATACGAGAGACGAAGCTGTAAAAGAAGCGGCGAGGATATTGAAAGAAGATGGAAAAATGACAATAAGAATACAGATGCCATACTTAGGAAGATTGATAAGATGTTTGTATGAGAATAGTATGTTTGTAGAAAGTATTGAGGAATTGAATTATGATCAGGCTAAGGGAAAAGGAGAAGTTTATAAAGATGAGCTGAGCGAAGTAATTGTAGCTGCAAAGAAAGGAGAAAGTAGTTGGAAGGGTATGAGTGAAGAACCTCAGCTGTATGATGAGTAAAGCAAAAAAAAAAAAAGAAAGATTGAAATAAAGAATGTAGGAGTGAGAGATGAACGAAATAAAGAAAGAAGCCTGAACAAATTAGCTAAGAGAAGCGCTACAAAAGGAATTGGCATGAAGCTACTCGAAAATAATGAGTAGAAGGTTTAGGAGGTGAAAAGAAAAAATAATGAATGAAAATAGAACCTTAGTTGAAGTGGAAAACGTAAGCTCCAGCAGATATAGCTGGAGCTTGACTAATGAAGAAATAGACAGGGAAGTAAAGAAGTGTGAAGGAGAAAGAAGACCTCTTGGTATATATAGAGGAAAGAAAGAAACCATTGTTGTATGGGAGGAGAGAAGCTTAGACTAAAGTAAGAAAGTTTAGGAGAAGATAGGAAAGAATGAATGAAAGGCAAGCAGCAATGATGCGAAGAGCAGCAGAGTTGTTAGATAGGATGAGTAAAGTGCGAAGGTTGTTGAAGGCTATAAAGGAGGAGAGAAGAAGGAATGAACAAAACAAATAGAGTGATTAGGGAAGGACAGAAAGGTAGAACAAAATGGAAGCAGTATGAGAACGGGTTTGTAGAGAGAGAGTATATAGAACCTAGTGAGTTCGGAGGAAGGAAACCAAGCGTGAGTGGCCATTATAGAGTAGGAGTAGAGGAGCTGACCAGACAGTATTTGGAGGAAAGGAAAAATGAGTACTTTAGCTTAGAACAACTATACTATGCAATAGGAGCAGCGAAGAAGATGAGCTTCAGGGAGTATAAGAAGAGGATGGATTGGGTAATATGGAAACGTAGAGTATTGAAGGAAAGATATTGGGAAGAAGGAAGCGGCTTGAGTAGAACAAAGACTAAGACGATACGAGAGACGAGAGGAGTTTTTCAGGTGCTTCAAGATAGCGCAGGTCAAGTGTACTTAGCAGATAGAAGGTTTGAATTAGAGAAGTTAGAATGTTAGGGGGTGAAAAGGATAAATGAAATATTTGTTAAGACTCGAATCTCAAGGCAGAAGAACTGAAAAATACAGAAGAGAATCATGTGCATTGCCTAACAGCTGGAGAATGATTGTGGATGCTGCAAATGAAAAAGAAGCGTTGCAAAAAGCATTTAGTAAAGGAGAACCCAACCCGTTTGAGTTTAAGAATGATGAGAAGTTTAATATTGAAGTTGCAGAAATGTCAGGCTACGGACACCACGGAGATATAAGAATTTTCGATGTTTTAGTAGACATTCGGTGGGGTGATCGTTTCTGGATGCACGCGTTTACTGTTGAGATGACAAAAATGGAAAACATACCAGTTGTGGATAGGATAGAAGGAGGATGCAATGTTGCTGTGTTTAAGGAATATGATAGAGAAGCAGCAAAGAAAGCGGATGAAAGATCCGAAAAGATATTGAAAGAGGCAACAAAAGGAACAGATGGTTGGATGATAGTAGAGTAGATATGTTCACCTTGCCGCTAGGAGAAGAAAAGGATGTATGAACCGAAGATAAGAAAGGGTGTGAGAGGTAGCGCATTAGACATGTGCTGCCTAAGTGAAAGTATGGTAGACAGGGCTGTCTTTAATGCATGTACAGAAGTAGTACTAGGAAGAGAAGTGAGAACAGACGAAGAGTTTAGTAAGGTAGCAGAGTGGAAAACAGAAAGAGAAGATAGGATAGTAGAGGCACTAGAGAAGTTTGGGTTGATTGATGTAAACAAGGAAAAGGAGTTAGTGAAGCTAGAACGTTTTGTAAAGGGAAAATTAAAGGAGGAGTAAAGAATGGGATTCGAAGTGACGTGGGGAGGAACTTTTGAAGAATTTGAAAAGAAGTTTGGAGAAGTTAGAAGGTTAGGAGGTAAAAAAGAATGGAAGAAATGAAAGAAAGATTTGAGAAGGGAGTGTTGAACAGACTAGATGCAGGTCAAATAGAGCAGATGTTCGAAGGAGCGGGGCTGAGAGAGAAGCAATGGGAAGATTGTGATGCAAGCGACGTGTACGCGATGCTAAAGTATTTGCGGGGTGTGAAGGAGTTACAAGGAGAGCCTATATGGGATGAGTTGAAAGCAGCAATAGATGAAGCGGAGAAAGCAGATGCATGCTGGAAAATAAGCGATGAAGAGATAGGGGACTATATGTGTTGCTTCCCATATGCAGGTTATCCGAAGAAGTTAAGTAAGTTTGTGAAGGAGCATGTGAAGGACGAGTTTGAACAAGACGAAGTGATAAATGAATTGATTGCAGAAGTGCTGAGTTGGTGGCAGAAAGATTGGAACGCTGGATACATAAAGATGGGAAGCCTGTGCTAGTTGTATAGATGAAGAACATTAGAAGCACCTCAGAGTAGGACTTCTAATGTATCAGCCAAGAAAAAAGACTGTAGGAGAAGAGAATATGGAAGAAGGTAGTTTTGTATTTTATAAAGAAGTAATGGAAGTAGTTCGGAAACACAGAGAAGAGATTGGCAAGTCGATGGAAGAACCTTTGGATGATGAAGAGTTAGAGATGGTCTTAGATAAAGGAAAGGAGATAAGAAAGAGAAATGGAAAAGAATAGGATAAGTATGCAAGTAAGCATACCGGAAGAGTTAATAGAGGAGTTCGGCGGCATATACGAAGTATTGAACAAAGGAGTAGACAAAAGATACAATGATTTGGATTGCGAGTTTGAAGAATGTGTGTTGTGCAGCTTGTCTCAGTTTGCAGACACAATATACGAAGAAGAAGGGCAAGAAGATAGATTGAAGAAAATAGCAAAAGCGTACGGTTGTTCAGAAGACGTAATTCTGAAAGCAGGATATTTGACTGGCATAGGAAACAAGTGGTGGAATGTTGAGTTCGAATGTGATGTGAGAGATTTGCATATTGACCCGGATCAGTTTGATGATTCGGTAAGTTGCTGTGGTTTTTATGTAAAGAAGGTTAAACCGGAATGGATCACAGCTGCTTTCTTAATTGAATGGAACGATGAGGAGAGGCTAGTTTTGCACAACGAAATAATAATTGGTGAAGAAGTAAGAATGAAACGGATGAAGAAAGGGGTGAAGTCAACAATGAACTGCAAAGGTGTTTGGGATGAAATACGGAGGATAAAAGCAAAAGGGGTTGATACTAGCAAATTGGAAGAAGAGTTCGATCGTTTTGAACAAGGATGGGTGGAACACGTTGTAGATTGGCACAGCGCAGATACTTTATGGAGAGACGAGGAAAAAGTAGCGGCTGCTACAATAGGAAACAAATGATGATGGACATGTGTGACGTTTGTGGAGAAGTGTTTGATGCGAATAAAGAAGGAGTGGTGCTTGAAAGAGAAGGAAAAAGAGTTGCCTATTGTGAAAAGCATATGGAAGAAGGCTTTGCAGAAGTGCTTAGAGAAATAGGTTTTGAAGTAAAGAAGCTTTAGGAGGTGAGAAGAAATGGAAAAGAAAAAAGCAAGTGAATTGGAAGATCAAGAAGTCGGAGCAGGTTATGTATACTGGAGTAGTATGTACGAAGACCTACTGGAGATGGTTGTAGAGTACCTTGGTGAAGTTGAACACGCCGGAATAAAACCTAGCGCTGGTGAAGTATCATCAAGTGTAGTTGAAGACGTAGGAGAGTTTGTAGATACCAGAAAGAGGATGCTCAGAAAGGATTTTTTAGAGTATTGGAACGAAAACGTTTGAGGTCTCCGAAAAGCAAGGCGCTGCTAAAGCACCTCAGAGTAGGACTTTAGCAGAATGGAGGTGAGAAAAGAATGAAAGAAGATAAGGAGAGAATGGAAGAAGACAGAAATTTTTTTGAGAGGATAGAGGAATATAGAGAAGACGAAAAGCCAACTGAAGAGGAGATTAGAACAACGGAAAAGGTTCTGAAGTATGCAGCGCAATGCAATTACATAGGTTTCAGTACAGAAGATGCGATAGATGTAATGCAAAGAAGCACAAATATTCTCAAGTGGAATTTTGGATACTGGGGGAAAAAGAAGAATGATAGGGGGAAACAGAGAAGTTGATGTATGACTTTCTGAAATGGTTAGCTGAGGAAAGTCACAAAGAACTTGAAAGAAGGAGCGAAGAATTAGGAGGTGTAATTGGAAGAAATGAAAAACGAAAGAACAATAGAGGTGCCGTATAGTGAAGCAGGCAGTTTGGAAGAGGCAGTGTGGAGATTAAGAGTACATGATGGAGAAGGTTGGTTCGATGCGGATAAGCAAGTGATGGTATTGGTAGAGTAGAGGTGAGAAAATATGAAAGAAGAAGAGTTAGAGATAGTGTATAAAGCAATAGAGGCACATGGAGACAGCTTTTGGAATGACCCTAGCGAAGGCAATGAGAAGGACGGAAACTGGAATGGATATTTGTTCGAAGAGATTCTGGATATGTTAGAGAAGGACGGCTATGAACTAAAGTTAGTAAAGAAGCACGAAAGAAAATAGAAAAAAAAAAGAAGATGAGGCACGAAGAAATAGAATTGAAGGTGCTTGTTAAGGTGCACATAGATGATTCGAACGAAGGTGAATTCGAAGACATAACTGATGAGTTTACCTTTTTTGAAGGGATAGCAATAGCTTATCTTGTGCGGCAAGCCTTAACGAGAGATAAAATGGAAAATGAAAGACTATGGGAAACATAAAAAAAAATTAGGAGGAGAACAGATTATGATAGAAATAATAATAGCGGTTGGGATTCCGCTGTTTCTATTCGGAATGCTAATAGGACTGGCAATTGGACAACATAGTGTATGGAAAGGTTTGAGAAGGGATAGAGAGGTAGTAATAGACAATTGGAAATATACAGCTGATCTAATAGAGAAGGAGTGAAGACTATGGGAAAAATAAGAGGAAACGGATTGAGCGTTGCTTTGGAAGCGAAAAGGCTAGGTAAAGTGCTTGAACTGACAGAAGTTGAGACGTTAGGTGAAGGCGTAGTTGATGAGCTAAGAGAGCTGGAAAGCACAATTGATGCAGTAGTGCAAAGCTGGTATAGGTTAAGAGAAGAGGAACTTTGCAGGGAAGCATAGTGGAGAAGGTAACTGTCAGAACACCTCAGAGAAGGATTCTGACAGCATTGCTTCCACTTAAAGGAAGCATAAAGAAACTAGGAGGAAAGAAATGGAAAAACTAAAGTGTGATAGATGCGGAACAGAATATAGTGACAAGGAGAGTATAGCAAGTGCAAAGGCACACGAAGAAGAATGGAAAAAGTTGTGCAGAAAAGATGGAGTAGAGCCAAGAGGCTTAGCACCGTGCCCGAACATAACGTGCAGAGGAGAATTGCAATTGATAGAAGAGGCTTAGGGAAAATGGCAAGAGTTAGAATAGAAAACAAAAAGGAAGCGTACCAGGAAAAAGCAGAAGAGATTGCACAGAGAAGGTATAGAAAGCGATTTGGAGAGTTGAGTGGTATACAGAAGGATGTAGTATATATGATGGCAGTAAAGTTGGTAAGAGAAGCAGAAGCTTTAGGAGGAAAGAAAAAGAATGAGTGAAGAGGAAGAAGTGAAGGTGCCAAGTCTTGATGAGTTGGATGCTTTGGCAACCGAACTACATGAGAAATATAAGGTGTATGTTCGTTTGGAAAAAGCATTTTATGCATATGATGAACCAAACATGAAATTAGTGGCAATGTTAGAAGGAGATAATAAATCAGGAAAGGAGATCAAGGAAAAGGTAGAGAAGTTCTTTGGAGTAAAGCTAAAAGCGAAAAAGGAAGTGCTGGCAGAAGGAATGATAGAATTCAGCTACGAATCACCTAAGCTTTCGGTGAGACTAGATAAAGCAATGACATGTGAAAAGGTTGGCACAGAGACGAAGGAAGTTGAGTATAAGGTAGAGATAAGCCCCGGTAAGGAGCCAGTAATGGAAACAAGAAAGAAAATGGTAGAGGTGCCGGTGTATAAGTGCACAGAAGCTGATATAGAGTTCAGAGGAGAGCCTGAGGAATGAGTACAGATTTGTATGAAAGGAACGGTGTTTGCCTAACGAGATATTGGGGCGGAGAAGAGAAAGGAGTGTGCTACCAGTTGACTTTGGAAGGAAAGAATGAGATTTTGTTTGAAGGAGAACAGGTTGTATATAAGCAGTTTACAGCAAAGGAAATTAGGCAACTGGTCAATGGCTTGTCAAATATATTAAAAGAAACTGACAGCTGGGACTAGAGGTGATGAAGTATGTGTATAGATGTAGAGTTTGTAAAAGGTTTGTTGAAGCATATGATCGACAAGCTGGACGATGCAAAGTTGACGGTTGCTGAAGGAGAGTCATTGATGATCATAGAACAACAGCTAGGTGAAGCAGTGAAAACGTATGAGTTACTAAGAGAACATATGAAAGGTGCGTATACTAGCGAAGGAGAAGTTGATTGGGATGCGTTAGTGCATAGTTTGCTTTAGGGGGTGAGGAAAGAAATGGGCTTAGGAGCAGAAAGGTATCTGAGATATGCAGACGCAATAGCAGAAATGGTGATAGAGAACGGAGTGAACGAAGACAATGAAATAGTAGTAGAATTGATGAATGCAATAGACGTGCTAAGAAAAGAGACGAAGGTACCTGTATAGTATAGAAGTGTGCAGAGAACACCTCGGAGAAGGATTCTCTGCATATGCCTCAAAAGCTGAGGTTTAGGAGGGAAAAATGGAAGAAGAAATGAATGAGTTGGATGTGGAAGCAAAGGAACAGATCAGTAACCTCATGGAAGCTATTGAACATGTAGAAAGCAAAGAAGAGCAGACGCGGACTGCACTGACAGTTAGTACAGTGCTTGTAGCAAGATTTGCTGGCAGTTTGTATGCAGCTATAGGAGCATGCGAAGCTATAAAGAAAGCACTAATGGAACTTGGAAAAGAATTATATAAGTAAAGAAAAGGGAGCCAAGGAAAAATGACTAAGCTGAAAGTATGCTTTGAAATAGAAGGCGACGGAATAAGTGACGATGTACTATTGGACAGAGAATCGCTGGAACAAACTATCATGTTTGAATTGGACAAAGAATCAGGAAACAACTACTATCATCGAGTGTATACGACTGTAACAAACTTGAAAGTAGAAGAGATAAACTAGGATGGAAAAATGAATAAAGAAGGGACTGAAGTTGAGATGGATGAATTGCCGCGCTGCAATTTTTGCAACAAAGCGGCAATGTATGATGGAAAGACGAAAAGTGGAAGCTGGGCATACATGTGCGAAGAACACTTTAAAATGAGAGGAGTTGGGCTTGGAATTGGCAGAGGCCAGAGACTGGTATTGAGGAGAGAGAAGACACAATGATAAAGAGGTGCATACATTGTGGTGCAGAGTTGAAGACTACAAAAGAAAAGCAAGACAATGTTTGTACAGCATGCGCAACTGCACTGCTAGACGATGACTGCTTCGAACAGATAATGGATGAGGCGATGGTTGAATTAGGAAAGGAAGACCAAAATGAAGCATGAGAAGGTAAGGTATGACAAAATAGGAGAGCCTAGAGGTAATAAGAGAGTGAAGGCGCATGTAGGCGATGTGATAGAGATAGTCGGAACACATGTTATAGGACGAGTGATAAGAATAACGAATTCGAAGAAGACAGAAAAGGATATGTGGAGTTCTTGGAGAAGAACGTATAGTGATTGGTTCTATAAGATACGATTTGAGAACGGTAAAGAACAGTGGTTAATGCCAACGCAAAAGTGGAGGGTTGTGATAGATGCCAATAAAAATATCAAGCAGCGGAAAGGTTGAGTCGAAAGGCATTAGGCTCAAGGAAAATCAACCTAAGCAAAGAAAGGCTAAGGCTAAGGCCAAGAAAAAAAGCAAAGCAAGTAGAGGCCCTAATGGTTGCCCTTATGCAACTGTTTTAGAAGAAGACAGCGATGGGAGGAAGTTGTATGAGTGCAACATGTGGCTGTATCACTCTGGCCCGAACTGTATAATAGATGGTGTAGCGGAAAAGGAGTGGTCGCCGATGAGACTAAGAGAAGGTGCTGAGTTGTGTGTAGGTTGTGATAGAAGGCCACATGTGATAGAAAAGTAGGAGAGAGAAAAAATGGTCTTGAAAAAAGTGGTGTATGATAAGAATGGAATTAGAATAGATAGATATGATTGTGGAACAGCTGGTGTTTGCTACCAGCTAAACATGGAATCAGATGCGAGCATGCTAGGGGTAATAAACAAAACAATAATACAAAGAAGCTTTACAACCGAGGAAATGAAGGAGCTAGTAGCAGATCTGGTAGAGCTGAGAATTGGCAGGGAAAAGAGTGACGATAAGGTTAAGTTGATTCGAAGAAGGAAGAGTTACAAAATGTTTGCGAGCTATGCAGAAAAACTGAAAACTGAGGTTGGGTTAACGAGTGAACAGATTGAAAAATTGCTTGACATCTACTATGCCAACATGAACGAAGCATATGCATATGGTTCAGAGAGAAACGCAAATTTAGCATATGAGAGTTTACAGCAATTGAAAGAAGACCTTAGAAGAGGTGAGAAGCAATGAACTTGGAAAAGATAGTGGATGATGAGTTAGAGTATGCAATGAATGCGCTGATAGAAAAGTTTAGGTCAGAACCAGAAATGCATGTGAGAGAAGCGATTGCGTCACTTTTGATTTATAAAATTGTAACGGAAGCATTTCCGACAAAGGTAGAAAGCGCAGGTGTATTAGAAGCAGCGAAGCAACTTGTATGGAACGAAGGTGAGTTGAGAGAGAGGTAAAGATGAGAGTGACAATAAACGGGCTTAGGAAGCAGTACAAAGAAGCACTCCAGAATGAAGCATATGAATATATTGATATGGAAATATCAGAAGCTTTCTGGAGTCTAAAGAAAGTAAGAGTTGCATTTGAGAGGTATATAGGAAAGAACGGTGAGAAGAGAATCAATCCTAATCCATACGATACGTGCTGTTATAAGTGGATGAAGCCTTCAGAACAAAGCAATGTAGAAGGCATGTTTGTGGATGATGTTCTGAGTGGTAGAAAAGATGTGTAAAAACGGAGAAGGTAGAGCAAATGAAAAAAGAAATGGGGCTAGGGGCGATTGAAAAGGCAAGTGAAGCAGAGAAGAGGTACCTAGAGGAATGGAAGAGGTTTCATTTGAAGAAGTTAGAGTTGGATTGGCAGAAGGCCATCCAAGCAGTAGTGATTGAAACCGCTATAGATAAGGAGACAGGAAAGAAGAAGTACCCGAATGCTGATGCTAGGAAAGCAGCGTTAGTATACCAATTCAAGGAAAAAGATGAAGAAATGCTAGAGGTGGAGTTCCAGATGAGGCTGAGGTTGGCTGAGTGGAACGCAGAAAAGAAGCGCTGCGATTTATGCATCGGTTTGTTAACACAAAGCAACAGTGAAGTTCAGATAAAAGAACTAAAGCAGCTATGGGAAAGGGGGTATGTGAGTAAAGAAGAGGTGAAGGAGTAGAATGGATAAGGAAACGAAAAAGAAGTTGAGAGAAGCAGGATGGACTGAAGAAGAGATAGTAGAGTTGGAGGCGAAAGAAAAGAGGAAGAGAAGAGCAGAATATGATTACTATGTAGTAGATGAGAATGTGGTAAAACTTTTCAAAGAAGAAGATTCGGAACCGTTTCGGAGTGTTATAATAGATGCACTCTTGGCAGAGATAGGCTACTATTATAGTTGCAAAACAAAAAAAGGAGGAAGAAAGGAATGCCGATAGAGGTTGGTAAAATAAAGGCAATGCCTTATAAGAAGGAAGATAGGAGTAAGAACCAAGCAAAGGTTGTTGCTGTGTTGAAGAAAGATCCACTTCTAGCTTGGACAATAAAGGAACTACAGGAAGAAGCAGGCATAAAATATCCTGCTGCCACATTGGTAGCTGTGAATGCGTTAGAAAAGAAAGGATTAGTGGAAAAGTTTCAGAACGAAGAAGACAAGACAACTTATGTGCATTGGATTGGTGATAGTGATAGTCGAGTGTTAGTGACGTCTACTAAACAATATATAGCAGAAGAAGATGAACTTGAATAGCAAAGACACACAATGGAAAGGTACGCCTACAGAATGGCTCGAAAAGTGGGTTAGAGAGCGTGAAGAAGCTCGAACATCGCGGGCCACAGTGAAGTTTGTAACAAAGCTTGAAAAGACCTACGTATATCTTGCCACTCACAAGAACTGGGCATATTCAGTAGATGAGTTGAGCGACATAATGGAGATGGATAGGAAAACTGTGAAGCACGTGCTTAAGCTATTGGAGAAGATAGATGCTGCTGAAATGAAGATGGCAGTTGGCGAAAAGTATTACATATTCAAGCAAGAGATGGACGTGCTTGAGGCCTACAAGAAGTTTCTAGTGAAGAAATACAGAAGCTGGAGAATGAGTTCAGAGGAGATTGCTGAAGACATAGTAAGAAAAGGACTGGAAAATGTTGGTGAAAATAGTGCTTCTTGATGAAAAAGGGAAGGTGGCTAAGATGGAGAGCAGCAAGCCAAGAGAAGAGTTTGAGGCAATAATGCTATTCGAAGATTTGCAACACAAGATGTATGCTTCAGAGGTAGGAATGGATAAGAACGCAATGTGCAATCCCAATGCCTAAGCCCAAGCAAATCAGGGAGATGGAGAAGATGCCATTGAAACTGGTTAGAGTGGGCGATGCTATTGCAAGGATTGATGCGAATAAAAAGTTGAAAGAAACGAAGGATGTTCGGAAAGTATTCGTTTGGGGCGGCTGTCCTTATCTAAAGGATACTGGAAAGGAGTCAAGAAGCGGAAAGATCTGGTATTGTAGTTTTGAGGACAAGTTCTCAAACGATGCAGTGCCGTTTGTTTGTCAAACTTGTGACAAGTATAAGTTGCATAAAAGTTTGACAACACCACAATGGTAAGTTTAGGAGAAGATGTAAAATGGCAAAGGTGACAATGGAAGATGTGAAGGAAGTTCTTATTGCAGACCTTGAAAGAATAAGAGAAGAAGATATAGAAGTAACAGACGCTAATATAGATGAGGCACAAAAAAATGATAAAGGAAGCAACAACGATTTATGATGTGGAACGCGCATGCATGTTGCATCGATTTGCTGAAAACGAAGAAGAAGTTGGTTCGTGGATACTCAGTTTATTGATGCAAGGAGGAGAACACAAAGCAATGGAATGATGCTCACCACAATTAATCATGAGGTGAGAAGGTATGTGTTAAAAGAAATAGGAGGTGAAAAAAAGAATGCCAATAGAAAGAGATGTGCTAGAAGGTTTGCCTGCTCCTAGTGGAAGAGGGCCAAGTGTATCGAACACAATACTCGAGTTCTTGGAAAGAAGCCCGGATCAAGGCTTCTCTTACAAAGAGCTGAGGGAAGCTCTGAAACTGAACTCGCAGAGTGTAAGTTCGGCTTGCAAAAGGCTTGCTGAAGCAGAGCCTCCAAAAATTATACGCGGGCAAGATGCAACTGGCACAGTCTACGTTGCAGTAGCAACTGCGGAAGAGGACTAGATTAGATTTGAAAGCAGAATGTGGGCTTGCGTTTTTAAGCAAGCCCAATGTTTTTTTTTTGGAAGGAGGTGTTTAAGGTGAAAAGGTTAGTTTTAAAGAAAAAAGAAGCGGAGAAGGTTGAGATTGAAGAGATACCAGAAGAGAGGCTAGTAAATGTTAGTGGATATTCAGCATTTGTAACTGGGGATGCTGGCAACAGTGTTGTCGTACGAACATTTGGTAGTTTCGAATACAGAGCGTTTAGTCTTGATGATGCATTTGACTGGGAAATCGGAATAGATGAGCATGGTGACAAGATTTTAGTGCCGCTAAAGAAGAGACAAGGTAGAATGGAATTAAAGAAATTAGTCATAAAGAAAAAAGAAGAAGGAGAAGTTGAAGAGATACCGGAAGATAGGCTGTGCTGGGTTAAGCTGAAAGATCATTATAGAGTTCTTGAAATAAACAATGAGGGAGTATATATGGCTGAAAGGGCGGACGGTGACTTCAAAGACAGGGCAATATATCTTCACTATAACTATGATTGGGTACTAGGAAAAGATAATATGGGAAATATATGTTTAGTACCATTGAAGAAAGGAGAAGAAGGAGATGTATGAAGTATTTGCAACGTTGGCCTTTTGGATTTGCATACTGCTAACTGTGCTAGCGATTATAATTTCAGGCATATACATTGCAGCATGGTTAGTTGACAAGATATGCATTTCGATTGACAAAATGCTTAGCGAGGAGAAGAAGTGAATGATGTGCTGCTGCTTTGCATAGGTATCTTTGGTTGCGGAGCCTTCCTTATAACTATAGGGCCTTGGCTAGTCTACACAATCTTAACTGCAATAGAGGCTCTGATTGCTACGGAAGGCGATTTTAAAGTTAGTGAGCCTACGGATAATGTAGATGGGTTGGAAGAGGTTCTGGTTGGCTCAGGTGACAAGGAAGCAATGAGGCCTACTAGGAGAGCAATTAGGAGAGGCATTGTGAGTGGAGGTGAAAAGATGAGACCAATGAAGCGTGTAACAAATGTAAAAGAGAAGAGGAAGTAAATGAAAAAAAGAGAGTATGATGTTGTAGCAAAGGCAGTAGAGCCGCCGATTAGAGTGTATTGGAGAGCTAAAGAAGGAGATGAGCTTTCTTATGACGACGCTTATACTATGGAAGATGCAGAACGTATGAGAGATGAGCTTATTGGAGCAGACTTCATAGATGTAGAAATTGTTGTCAAAGGAAAAGATAAGGTGTAGGTGTTGTAAAAGTTGGCAAGCTTGTAATTAGCTTGCCAATTTAATTTGAGGCAATATGGTAACAAAATAGTAGCCTGTGCTGCTTGAGTGGGAGTTCGACTCTTCCTTGCCTCAATGAGGTGAGAAAAAGAAATGGATGAAGAAGACGAAATAGCAAAGATAGAAGAGGTACACGAGAGAGCTACATGGAGGCAACAACTCTATGACCTGGAAGGTGAGGAGAGATGTTGAAGGAAATACACATAGTGGTAAGGACAGATAATGTGAAGGAAATCAAGTATGTGTTTCAGAAAGTCGACGAGGCTGCTGAGCTTGTTGGAGTAGACAAGATGCAACTATCGATGGTAGACAAAGAAAAGAAGTTGTGGTGGAAAGGAGGTGTGAAAGAAATGAGCGAGAGAACAAGGAACTGGGTTGGCATAGCAATTGTTGCAAGCATTACGTTTGCAATTAGTTGCACCATAACGGTTCTGTCATTAACCTGAGAAAAGGTTAGGGTCTGCTTCAGGAGAAGAGAGTGTTAGGAGGTAAAGAAAAGAATGAAAGCAAAGTATGTGAAAGTCTTGAAAGAAGAGTTAGAGGAGCATATAGAGGAGGCAAGTAGGCGAATAGAGTATTGGAAAGGTAGGAAGGCAGCATTCGAGCAGCTTTTGAAACAAAAGGAGGGAGAGATGTGACGTATGAGTATGAGATCCTAGCTTGCGTAGTGCCAAATTATTTGGCGTCACTTAGCGCGGAGCTGAGTAAGATAGAAGTGGTGAAAGCGAATCCGCTAGGAACGTGGGTAAGGATTGGTTATGTTAGAACCAGCAGAAAGTTGGACGATGAAAACATGGAGAAGATTAGGAAAACGTTTAGAGGAAAGTTGAAACATTTGCAACAGTGGGCACATGGATCGATTAGAAAGTTTGAAATAAGACAATTGGTACCTAAGGAAGGTTAGGCGAGGAAGATGAGTGAAGAGGGCTATAATAAGTTAGTAGACAATAGAGGAGGTGAAGAAGATGAATGGAAATAGTGGCCTTAGGAGATTTCAATTAAACCCAACAGGTGTACAAGCAACTGAGGTAGTGAAGAGAAAGAAGCCAGAGATGCAGAAAGTGAAGATAAAGATTGTTGTGGAAAGTGAAAAAGAAATTAGAGATGGCGTAATAGAAGAAGAATGGTTAGCAAACATGACAATGACTGAAGTAATGGAACAGATTATAGAGGCAATAAAGGAGATAGAATAAGAAGAGGAGGCTGCCATGAAGGAACTGCATCGCTAAGCCCAGCACTGGGCATGGGAGAGAAGATGAAGGAAATAAAACGCATCTTGAGTGTAGAGGAGGCAGAAGAGTTAAGGCAATGTTTACGAAAGAAGAAGTTCGCATTTCGCAACCGTTTCAGTGGCTACGAGGAGGTAATTCATTACACTACAAGTACACGGCTAAAGGTCCACTTTATCTTTTCTCCGTGTCTTGGTTCAGATGGTGAAGATATGATAAAGGTGAAGTTTCATATTGATAATGTGTACGAGAAACATCACAGACTATCAACTAAGCTAAAGGATTATGAACGTATTCTTAAATGGTTGGCTTTGCCATCTGAATTAGCATTTGGTTTGACAGGTGCATTTACAAAAAAGAAGTGGGTTGCAAAGAGGTTCAGGAGAAGAGCATTAGGGTCAAAAAACAAAAAATGAATAAAAGCTATGCTGGTAATTGGAGACCGCACTGTTCAAAGTGTGGTAGGTTCGTGGGCAAAGATGGACTCTTTGATGTATCCTATGATGATTACACGGGAGGTTATGAGTATGAAAGGTAAAGAAGAAGGAATGGCCAAAAATAAGAAAAGCAAAGTGGAAGAAAAGAATATAGAATTAATTAAGGAATGCATTTTTGATTGCATTCAAAAGTGGTTAGCAGACAAGAGACGAGGCCCATTTTCATGGGTAGATGATGGGCTAGCATCCTATGATGGAATAGGACGAGATGCTGCATATAAGTTGCATTGGGGATGGGTTGGTGCATGGAATGAAAGTGGCAGAGAGAAAACAATGCATGTATTTTTGCGCGAATGGGCAACAGATAGCAATATACGTGCTGCTATAGAAAGGGAGGATTTTTCGTTGATGCCTGGCACTTATGTTCCAGATAAAGTTGGTACATTCAAAAGGTTAGAGGGTGAATAGTATGATGAAAGAGCCAATGGTTCAAATAGCTTGCTTGATGGATGTTGATTTGGTCGCAAAACTAGAGGTAGTTAAGAAGGAGAAAGGGAAGAGAACAGGGTGGATAGTTAGGGAAGCTGTTAAGAGATATTTGGATGATGAAATCAAAAGGACAGGGGGGTGAATAAGAAAAGATGGAAGAAGGAGAAGAAGGTGGTTTGATGGGGTGGTACAATGATGAGGATGTAAAGCCAATAGTTGAAGTAGAGTTGGCAGGACCAAGCGGAAATGTGTTTGCAATAATGGGAAACGCAAGTGCTAAGTTAAGGAGAGCAAACCGCAGTGAAGAGGCAAAAGAAATGGTTAGCAGAGTAGTAAAGGCAAAGAGTTATGAAGAGGCACTGGAAATTATTGAAGAGTATGTAAGACTCATAAAGTGGTGAAGATGGAAAAGATAGAACAAATCTTTAGGCATTCTGCCCATCTCAAAATACTGCTTCTGTACCATAAGAATAATGAACTTATAACAACAATTGGCAAACTCGCAGAAAAAATTGGAATGAGTCAAGTGTCTGTAAGGAATGCAGTCAACGATCTTGCGGAGGCAAGAGTGCTAGATGCGTTATATACAGGAAGAAGGCGTGTTATAAGAATTGCCAATACAACGCAAGCACAGTTAGTTTTTAGTTTTATCGAGGAAATAAATAATGCCGAAGAAAAGCAGCGTTTTGTTTTGAGCTCGGACTGGTTGAACGAAGCTATAGGTAGGCCAAAGCCAAGAAAATTAAAAGATGTGCTTTCTTTGTGTCACAAGACGCCACACTATAAGTATATTTGCGATGCACTGCAAACTAGCAATGGTGAGGTAGAAGAGTTGTACCAGGAATATTGTGCGTTATGCAAGTCGAAAAATGTTAAGCCCCTAAAAGAGGTTACAATATCAGGGTATTTAAGGGGGCTTGTTAGAGAAGGCAAGGTAATACAAGATAAAAGAAAGCATGTAGATAAAGGAAGGTATAGAGTCAAAGAGAAGGTAGGAGTTGAAGATAGAAGCAGAAGGTGATGAGGTTTTACGAGAAACGGCAAATCAACGATTTAAATGAATAATAATAAGTCTTTATTATTATCGAGAAATGAAGTATTAAAAAATTGAAGGCTTAAAAAGAAATAATAATATTGAATTATTATTACTACTAATGAATCAAAAAAAAAGGAACGAGGCTTCTCATTCCTGTTTCTTATTAGCCTCGTACCATTCTTTTGCTCTTTTCCATTCCTCTGCAGTCAAGGCTGGATCCGGGAAACCTGTTTCGCAGAAGCCTTTCACTCGATTCCAACAGCTATCGCACCTTAGACATGGCCGTTCAGCACCCTCGTAGCAACTCCAGCTCAGCTCAAAAGGTGCATTGGCTTTCCAACCTAACAATATTATATCTGCCTTGCTTAAGTTTCCCAGATGATGTATTCTTAGGTCATGTTTGCCTCTTGCCCATCTTTCACCGCCCATTGTTATAGCTTGTTGCATCTTCACTAAATATTCCGGTCTGCAATCGCAATAATTTGAGTAGTCCACCACGTTGGTCGCGATGAAGACGTTATCGGCTCCAATCGACTCGGCTAAGCCTGCAGCTATACTCAAGAACATAGTATTCCTCAGTGGCACATATGTAACTGCTGCTTCATCGTCTCCTAACTCCTTATGTTCCGGAATCTCATCGGTTAAGAGAGCACTCTTAAAGAGTTGCTTCACGAACTTTAGCTCTGCAAATCTCCACTTGATTCCTAACTTGAATGCTATCTTCCTTGCTGCCTCTACTTCCTTCACATGCTTTTGTCCGTACCCAAATGTCAAAGCTGTTACCTCATATCCTTTCTTTACTGCAGTTGCTGTAAGTGCACAAGAATCCAAGCCACCGCTTAACAAGCACACAGCTTTCTTATTTGGCATATGTCTTACATTCTTTTTCATTCTTTTCTCACCTCCTAAACTTATAGTTTTCCTTCGAACATACTATAAGCATCAAATGGGTGTATGCTTTCTTGCGAATCACATTCCACCTTGCACCAATGAACGTCTAACTCCTTTAATTGTTCAACAGCATCTCTCACTACATCTTCTACAAACTTGGTGTTTTCATGCATATACTCCACCGCCCTCTTTTCGTCTGGCCTTTTCAATATGTTATAGACAGGCGAAGAGAATGACTTATGCGCAATTTCCACCAACTCTTCTGCGCTAACTTCTACCAACTCAGTTAGAACCTCTACTTCAATCCTTAATGTGCAGCGTTGATTATGAGCAACTCCATTTTTGCACATTTCCCTGGCACAAGGGCAGCAGGTTGCTCCAATCACTTCTACACCTAAAGTTGGCTTCTCTCCTGACTTTGCATAACCTAGAAGCTTGTATACCTCACCTTTTGCCTCTCTTTCTGCCCACAATTCCACTTCAGCAAACTCACAATACTCACTTCTTCTCTTAATATCATCAGCAATGCTCCTTGCTAACCATTCAATGCCTCTCGTTTCCTTTGGAAACACCAAATTCTCTTCCATTGCCTGTACCAAACGAGATAAGTGAGCGCCTCTTTGATCTTTCGGCAAACTCAGATACAAATTTGCATTGATTATCACTTCCCTGTCTGATTCTGGCCGATGTATGATTATCGGCATCCTTACCCCTTTCAAACCCACTCTATTCAATGCTACACTCTCTACTACTTCATTCTGGACATCTCGTTTTCCTACCATACTGCTTTGGTCTTCACCTCTCTTATACATTCTTATTTCTCCTCCTTCCATCTGCTTCTTTTTCATGCCAAACTTTTCCTTATCCTATTAAACAAACCTTACCTTCTTCCCTCTTGATTCTCTTCTGCTTCACTAGCCTCCCTATAAGCTCCTCAGACTTTCCATATTGCAAACCAAAGTCAAGCAGCTCATCTTTCAATTCAATCTCTCCCATTTCACCTGCTTCCAAAATTCTGACCACCTGCTGCTCTTCTGCACCTCTCGAAATCTGAGTTCTCCATTCCTTTGCAACATTCATAAGCTTCTGGAGTTCAGGTGTAATGTCTACCTTCAAAACCGAACCAAAATTAGTTGTTGCAATGGTATAGCCAATCCCAAGCCTCTCAAACAACGGCTCAATATAATGCGGCACTTTCAGCGTATCAATGCTTTTCATAAACTCATCAGTAAACTTTACACTTCTTAGTTCATCGATTCTTTTCATGACATCTGTTACATCCCAGCCTATCTTCTTTAGCATTCCTATATCCCCTCTTACTCCTTTGCTGTTCCTCCTACACCACTTTAACTTTTCCTTTTCTGCAACTGACGGAATAAAGTTCACAAAGAAAAACCTACGTCCTAATCCAGAGGACAAGTCAAACCTTGTTGGTTGGCTTGCTGCAAACAATGTGATATCAGTGTCGTAGCGTATCTCTCCCGCAGCTAGCCTCTTTACCAAATGCCCCGAATCCAAAGCTGTAAGCAATGCATTGTCCAGATTGGAGGAATGTTCTTGCTTCATTGCCGTTGTCAACGCCGAAAACTCCTCTATCCCCACGATGTAATCTGCATAATCATGCGCGGCTCCGTACGTAATTATTGGCTCGCCGCTATCATCTGTAGCCCTAATTGTCCCGGTAAAGCCTGCCTCAGTTAAGTTGCCGCTATAGGTTGTCTTTAACTCCGTGCCTCCTAGCGCGCTTGTTGGCCCACTTAGCAACACTTTCAAGATGAATGATTTGGAATTATGCACTACCAGATTGTTTGCAATGTAGTGTTCCTGAGAAGTTGTGAAGTCAACAGCAGGTCCTTGGCGATACATCTTTGTTCTTTTCGTAACATGTGCTGTTGTATAGCCGAGATACATTGGTTTTTTCTTCCATGTCTGAGATTCATGAACCTTCAGTTCATTAGGTGTAAAGGCAGTCACTATCTGGTCCTTTAGCGTAAGATCTTTAGCATGTTTCCATCCATTTTTGGTTAAAACCCGATGTTGTCCCGAACATTTTAGGCCATGCGGCAGTTCATAATAGTCTACATTACTGCGCGTCTTATTCAGAACTATATTTGGCTTGCCATTGATTGATGCTAACCTGTCTCCTACTCGAACGTCTACTGCAGCTTTGTGAATTCCACTTTCCATAAGAACAGTTGTAGTTGGAGCAACGCAAAAACCTGGTGGCGCAATGAAGAACATATGTATTCTTAAGTCTGGCACAGCTCCTGCTTCCATGTAAAACTGATTCTTCTTGTTTGCCAAATTTGCCAAGTGACAACACACAGCAGTAACATAGTACGGAACGAACGTTTTGACAAAACAAATTTTCCGTGACTCGAGAAACTCAAGTACGCTCTGCATTAACATATTCCACCTTCTTGTTTACATAGGTGTCTAAGCTCTTCTAAAAAACTCATATACCTTCTTTGCAGCTTGCCTTGTTGCAACCTTCTTCAGATCTGTCTCATTGAGATTCGCTATGGTCAAAAGTGTCTCATACTTGCCCACTATTCTTGAGGCATTCTTCTCGCCTACTCCAATATCCATAAGCACTCGCATTGCATCGTAACCTTCTCGTTTCTTGCGCATCGGCAATCTCCATTTACCTTCATCCACTTTTCTAAGGAAGGTATATGCGAACTTGAGAAACCTTTCGTTTGTTGAAACCCAAAACATAAAGTCAAGTGTCCTGACACATTCGGAAGCTAAACTTCCATAGAAAAGATTCTCGTCCTCTTTCTTCACAATGCCTACAATCCCCATAGCCTTTACCTTACACGGGAAAGCATGCATTGCGTTTAACTGCGAAGTAAACCTATGATAATCATCTTTAGTTTTTCGCTTTTGTTTCGATAATACTGCATTCAATAAATCTGCTACTGTCTTCCTTTCAATTACACATATCCATTCTGCACCGTTGCGGAGGCCATAGTCGCCTACTTTCATTGCTTCTACAGTATGCGGAATTTTGAATTTCTTAGCTAAAGTCAACATTCCTTGTTCCCTGGAATCTATAATAATTGTGGTTTTGGACATAATGGTCTCATGCTTTGGTTACCGTATGAAAGCATTTTATAAAGTATAGATTTTATAGATAATATAGAACGAAGATGAAAGACAATAACAAATTCACAGGCATTTCATGCAAACCTGAGACAAAGGAAAGGCTTGCATCTCTTAGATTAGGCATGGAAACCTGGGATGAATTGCTTGAATTTCTATATTTAAAAGCAACAAGCAATGTTCGAATAATAAGCGTAGAATTATACGATGATCAGATAGAATGGATAAGGAAGCATAATGTGAACTTATCGAAGTTTGTCCAGGATTCTTTAGATGACTGGATGTATAAAGATGAAGAGGCAAGAACAAAGATAGATGAGAGAAGGTTACAAAGTATGAAAGCATTTAGTGAAGAGTGAATTTAAAATGGAAAGAGATGAGGCAGATCAGCAATCGGCTGAGAGGGTCAAACCTAATCTGCCAGTCAGGAAAAATGAAGCAAAAATACCTGAATAAAAAAATAGGAGGTATGGTAGAAAGATGGCAGAGCAAAGTAAAATGAAAATAGAATCGCTAAGGCGTAGTGTAGAGAAGAAGTTAGGCGTTACAAGAGAAGCGTTCGATAAGGTAGTAGAGGCAAAGAGGGGTCTAGTGAAGAAAAACAGCCCAGATCTGTCTGAGGCTGATGTAGAGAAGAGAGTGTTCTTGCTAGTAAAAAGCGAGTACAAGAAGCAACTGATGTCGCCAGCAATAAATTTTGAAGGTGTAGTGTTGAGCTGGGGAAGAACATTTGATTCAGTAGCACAGATGAGAGCAGATGCGATGGAAGCAATGAAAAGAGATGAGGAGCAGGCAATAGCAGAAGGGTATGTAGATGTAGATGGATACCCGTTGGATACAAGAGAAGTGTACAAGTCAGGACAACCAAACAGGCAATATGGAAAGAGATTGCCAAAGCACAACTACATACGCAACCTGATAGGTGTGTGCATATATGAAGAGGTACCAAGGCTGTTCAGACTTGTGTTGAGCGATGTAGTGCCTGTAGACAAGCCAGTTGATCCGGCTACATTGAAAACAAACTTAGAGGTGCCAATGTTTGTGCCTGTAGAGTTCAGGGCTAACGTGGCAAAAACGCAAAGAGACGATAGGTTTTTGCAGCTGAATCAATCGAAAAGTACTGACTTCAGGTTAAGTGATGCAGAAATAGACATTGCAAACGTAATGAACTCGGAATTGCTGGATCCCTTCAGAGTAACGCCAGAAGAAGTTGGCGACTACTACGATGCACATGCAACACAACCTGAAAGACTAGTGATAATGGAAGGATCTGTGATGATGATAGGTGAAGAGGGCAGCGCTTCAGGTGATGTGTTAGTGATGGTCGATAGTGAAGAGAGCGGCTTTGATTTCATGGGAGTCAGGTGTTGGGTGCCAAGCAATCTGTTGGAGAAGGCTGATATAGAAGAAGGAGATGTGGTAACTATAATTGGGCAGGCAAACCGTGGAACCTTTGGAGATGAATCCGTGGATATGGTCAATGTGACCGGTATCTATACGAAATGAGAGCTTATGACGAGTCTGATGTGAAGCTAGGACGACAAGCAGCAGACATTTTGGAGCAACTTGAGAAGCTTGAACCGTTTAGTGAAGAAGTAAAAGCAAAATTGAACCGTTTTAGTGAAGAGCTGTTCGGCTTCATTCATGGTAAGAAGGAAGCAGATCAAATGGCTGAAAGAAGCATTTGCGAAAAGATCTTATGCCGAATATCGAGCGTTAGCACTGCATTGGAAGATATGTCTGTCGAACTGGATTCGATGCTGAACGAGTTGCCACAGAAAATGAAGCAGTAAGACAAAAGTGTTGGGGTGTGTTGGATGCATAAACCTAGGCAGATTGCCGCAATAGCAAGTAGGTGCATGAAAGCTTTTGGGCAAAAAGCTGTGATTAAGACTGCAGTGGTGCTGCCAGGATGCACAACCCAACACGTCTCATTTTTTTTTGGCGCGGTGGTTCATAGAGGAAGTAACAGCCGCCTAGTTCGATACTAGGATGGAAAAATTAGGTTCGAATCCTAACTGCGCCGTTCTATGGATAAAGGTTGGAATAACAAAGGAGGGCGAAAAGCATACGGAGTTGCCTAGTTCCAACGTACGTGGAAATGCCGGTTCGACTCCGGCTTCGCCCAGTTAAGGCAAGTTTAGGTAAGGTAAAGAGAATGAAATCAATTAGATGCATGTTAGGATTGCATAAGTGGTATTTTCCTATAATAGATGACCGAAGAGTAAGAAGGTGCAGAAGATGTGGGTTGAAACAGCGTGTATCTTATAGTGGATCATATAATGATATTTGGAGAAATGAATGAAAGGAGTTGAAATACTATGGGTTGGGATAAGATAAGCGGAAAAAAGGACCAGAAGAGCCCAGAAGAGAAGGATAAGGAAATAGGAAGTTGGATTACTGCACAACAGAAGATTGAGGTGTCGCCGATTAACTTGGTGGTGTACGGTTTAGATGGTACTTGTAAGAGCAGCGCTTGTATAGATATCAGAGAAGCCAACGAGATGGATAAGAAGGTGTTTGTAATTGACATAGACGGATCTGCAGCTCCTATTAAGGAAGCATATTGGAATAATGATGGGAATATAATGATAGTGGATCCAGTGGAGATAACGGTAGAAGGTGACATTGATTGGATTGCTTCATATAATAGAATTTTAGATACTTGCAAGTGGCTACGCAAGCATGAGGTTGAGTTGAATCTAAAAGGTGTGGTATTAGATGGCCTAGACACTCTGCTTAAAATATGTGTGGCAGGAGACACTACTATTTATCCGATGGGTTTGCCGCCAATGAAAATTTCGGAATATGTTGAAACTGGAATGACTGTTCCAATTATGACAAGAAGCGGATATGAAACACCTTTGCGAACTTTTAAGTTGAAATCCCAATTAATAAAAATAGGCTATGCTTCAGGAGATGAGATTTGTGTAACACCGGACCATCCGTTGCTTGGTACTAGGGAATATTGGAGCAAACTTGAATTTATACCAGCTTCTGAATTGCAAATCGGTATGAGGTTAGCGGAAATCATGTATGGCCCACAATTTCCATGCTATGGTTATTCTGCAGCAAAGGCAAAATTTATAGGTATGATGGTTGCGGAAGGGTCAATGACACGCCACTATTCGCCCAAAATTTCAAATAATAAAATTGAACCTGTAGAATTAGCGCTTAAAGAAGCTTTCCCAGAATGTTATCTTAAACGAGATAGCAAAAATCAATATTCAATTAACTATAGAAAAAACAAAGATGACAAACATAGAAAAAACCCGATGAGAACAGAATTGGAACAATTGAAACTTTGGAATTCATATAGCCATACTAAATTTATCCCTGATGTTATAAAATACGGTCCAATTGAGACAATATCTGCTTTTTTTGACGGATATATTTTTGGTGACGGGTGGCAAACCAAAACAAAAACCGGAAAAAGAATAGGTATGTATACAGTTTCAAAGCAGCTTGCAGAAGACTTAAGGTTTATTTTATGGAGGCTTGGCAAAAGAACAACTTTATATGTAAACAGATATCACAATGAAGTGGGAAGCAATAAGATGTTTAGCGATTATCAAGCGAGAATTGGATACGGTATTAGTGTTGATGAACCGGAAATTGCAAATGTCAAAGGTGACGTACGTCTTAAACCCATAAAAACAATTGAAAGGCTGTCTGGTCTACATGATGTATATGACCTTCAAATGCCATCTGGTAATTTCATAGCAAACAGAATTGTAAATCACAATTGCGAGTACAAAATGAAGGTAGAAGATCTCAAGGTTAACCCTGCAGCAAGAGTGACCGATTTGTGGTCGTGGCAATTTCGCAACTCTGCTTTCCTTTTGGTAGTGAAGCTCATTAAAGGTCTTAAGTGTGATAGGCTTTATACGACGCACTTAAAGGAATTGAAAGGATGGGTACAAGAGTCAAAAGGCAAAACTCTAGCCACTACTGGATATGTGCCAGAATATGAAAAATCAACGCCAAACTTAATGTTCCAAAAATTAAGTGCAACAAGAAATGATAAGGGAAAAGTTGTGGAGTGGAAGGTAAAGGTTGAAAAGAGCAAGACTAACAGTGCGCTTGAAGGCAAAGAGTATGAAGTGCTTAGGGTGGATCATGCTAAGGATGAGGTTAGTTGGCATGGCATTAAGGAATTTTTGAGGGAATGCAGACATAAAGAGGCAGGAAGAAATGAGAGGGTGTAAGAGTGATAGAATAGAATTGAAGCTGTGTGCTGATTGCAAGTACAAATACAATTCGGAGGAATGTAAAAGGTCAAGAAAGATTTTGGGTTTGAAGGTTGTGAATGGTGTAGCAAATGAGAAGCAGGAAGATTAAGAAATGGAAAAAGAAAGAGTGTGCAGGGTTCAAGATAAACATATGAAAGTGTAAAGGGGGAGCAGAGTAGATGGAGATAAAGTCTAGAATGTGGGATATTTTAAAGAAAGAGATGAGATATGAGCCTTTTTTGAAGACAGGAGATGCAAGTGGCGATTGGGTAGTCTTTTTGAATGATCAAGTTCAAACGGAAAGGCATGAAGATTGTCTAGTTTTCAAAGCGCCTTATCCAAGAGAAAGGTTTATTGAAACGAGATATACAAACATAAGAGATAAGAGTGGCAAAGAAGTGTATGAGGGAGACATAATGAAAATCAAACTTCCACAGATATATTCAATACCTGGAGATCTTGAATTGGTGGGAAGACATGTGCTTAAACCGAAAACGGTTATTGGTGATGTTAGAATTAGACCAGTTAGCGGCACAGGAATTATAGTTAGAAAGATAGAAGGCAGTGATGACGGTATCAAAGTTGGTAAATTTTTGAAACTCAGACGTGGCAAAGATGAAGTTATCGGCAATGTCTTTGAAAATTTTGAAATCATTAGGAAGGTGAAGTAAGATGGAGCTTGCAGCAATAGTGCCATTGAGTTGCTTAGATATGGTGAAGGGGTTCAAGTACCATCTTGTAGAAGCGTATTGGTTACAAGAATATCCGAAGTACTATGAATTCTTCGAGGAGATGAGCAAGATAGGTGATAAATACCTGATGCTGGACAATTCAGAAGGCATCAAACATAGAGTTAGCGATGAAGTGCTTCTGGAATATGCAGATAAGTTAGCAGTGCAGGAAGTGATAATTCCAGATGTGAGTCCGATTAAGAGTAGAGACAGGAACGGTGCAGCAAAGACACTCGAATTAGCAAGATCTTTCAAAGAGAAGGCGAAAGGAAGTAAGTTTAAACTTATGGGGGTTGCGCACGGCTGCAACATAGAAGAGGTGGCTAGGTTGTTGAAGTTTTTTAAGGACGATACAGTGGGCTTTCCGAATAAGGCAGCTATTCCAAGAGAATTTTTGATGCGATACTGTAGTATACCAAAAGAGAGAAGGCATATGTTAGGTGCAAGTTCATATATGGAGATAGTAAGATGTAAGGAATTGGCAAGAAGCGTTGACACAAACTTAGCTGTGAGAGCAGCAGCCTCGAGTTCGTTTATCTTTACATTTAATGACAGGCACACAAGAATACCGTTCGATATGAATATGCAAATCGTGCCTATAGGTAGGGTAGAAGCGTACATAAGGTATCTTCAAAAGGCAATAGCAGAAGATTAGAAGGCTGTAAAATGGAAAAACTAAAAGACGTAACAGTTGCGTATTTAGGTATAAAGAACAGCAATGGTTTTGAACTCCCGGAAGACACTCAAATCCTGAATGCTGGCGAAACAGTTCCGGTTACGATTGGATATACTAAAGATAAGATTGGAGTAGCAAATAACTTTAGGAAAACAGGCAATAAGATCATTGCAAATGTTGAAGTTGACCACACTGAAAAGGATTCAGTTTTCAGGCCTTGCTTTGAGTATCATGACGATAAGCCTGAAGAAATCAGAATTCTTACAGTGGGGATGTTGCCTAAATCAAGAGACTCTTGGAAAGATCTTGCAGAATAGAGTATTAAGAGATGAAAAGCAAAGAACTCAAAGATGTGAAAATGGTTGTATTGGCTGTGCAAACGGCTTGACAATGAATTTGGTACTTTCCGTGATTGGGAAGCATATAAGAGGGGAAAAGAGCCAGAAGAATGATGAATGCAATCTATTACTGCCCGAAATGTGGTTCTGAAGATATAGAAGTAGTTTGTTTGAACCCGCCTAAACCAGATAGAATTTCAATAGATGATTTAGCAAATGGTTTAACTACTTCAATACCAGCAGTTGCCAAACGTTATGTATATAGAGCAAGGTGTAAAAAATGCGGATATGAAAGGGAGTTTGTACAATGAGTGAAGTATATAATCTTTTTTCGAGTTACTATTATGTGGCTCATGGAAAGCCAGTTATAGTCTTGAAAGCGAGAGATAGGTTTGGTAGAAGGAAGGTATTCTACGTTCGTAACTTTGTTCCATATTTTTATGGAGTGACAGCTGATGGTAACTTCCGCATGTTCGATGGGGAATCCGCAAAGAAGATCGAGGTTAATTTACCAGGTGACGTGAAGTGGCAAAGAGGGTTGTTTGCAAAAACTGGCGAAGCAGATGTGCCATTTTCGCAACGTTACCTTATAGATGCTGGGATAACGTGTGGCTTTAAGCAGGAAGGCGATAGATTTGTGCCTGCCGAAGAATTAGATGTTAAACCCAGGACTCTGTTTATTGATATAGAAGTGGAAGCGTTCGAAGGTGTACCGGATTCCAAGATTGCAGCAGAACCTGTGTATACAATAGGCTGCTGGGATTCTTATAAGGAAGATTTTGTCCAGTTTGTGGCAAAAGGTCTTGACGAAGCATCTCAAAGAGAGTTACTATTAGAATTTTTTGATTATTTTAAAGAAAGAGATTTCGACTTAATAAGTGGTTGGAACGTTTTCTTTGATGTAGATTATCTCATATCGAAGGCAGAGGCTGTACATGCAAGGTATGATAATAAACTTGGGAGAGTTAATAGAGGCGAAAGGTGGATTGATATAGCAGGTTGTGAAGTTTTCGACTTGCTACCTGCTTACAAAAAGTTTTTCCAGCAAACAAAATTCGATTCATATGCATTAGATTTCATCTATCATAAGGATTTCGATAAGGAACTACTAAAATATGATTACAGCACAACTGGCTTCGATCAAATAGATTGGATCTGTGAATGCAACAAAACTCACGTAATGGCATGTGCAGAATTAGACAAGCGTTGGAACTTGATAGGTTTGTTCGACCAGATAAGGAGGTTGAATGGCTGCACATATAGGCAATCTCTCACAGCATCTTCTTATGTAGATGTATCGCTGCTCCGAAGAGCCCATGAAAAGGGTTTTGTGTTGCCAACTAATGTAGGCAGAGACGAAAAGAAACCTGATTTTGGCGGGGGCTTTGTATTAGAACCACCCAAAGGTGTACACAAGAACGTAGTGGTTTTAGATTTCAAGAAGATGTATCCTTCTATTATAATTGGACATAATATGAGCTGCGAAACTATCAGTAAGGTTCCGATAGAGGATGCGTATGAGGTTGACGGCGTCTGGTTTAAGAAAGAACCGGTTGGTATAATGCCTGAGATGATGGTTGAATTCATTGAAAGAAGGAATGCCGTAAAGAAAGAAATGAAGAAGTATGAACACGGAACGCCGGAATTTGAGAGGCTTCACGCAGTTCAGTACGCTTTGAAGCAAAACGTCGATAGCGTCTTCGGGATTAATGCTTTGCCTGCTTTTAGAATGTATGAACCTCTTATATCAAAGTCTACAACGTTTGTAGGCAGAAAGTTCATTAAGAAGGCAATAGAAACTGTTGAAAGGAACGGATACCAAGCCATTTACACAGACACCGACAGTGTAATGTTCTCTGTAGGAAACACAGACAGTGACAAGGAAGCGAGGAAGCTGTTGATGAAAGTCGGAACGGAGATGGAAGGGGTTGTGAATAAAGGGCTTGAAGAAATGAGAGTAGAGCTCGGACTAGCATATCCGATTGAAGTAGATTTCGAGATGGGCTATGGTACAATTTTGTTTAAGCAAGCTTCAAGTAGCTTTAAGCAATCAAAAAAGTTTAGAACTGGCAGGAAGAAAAAGGAGAAGGTGGCTAAGAAGCGGTATGCTGGGAGAGTGTTAATAGAAGATAAAAAAGAGGTTGACTTTATTAAGATCAGAGGCATGGAGACTAGGAGGAGTGATTCGTCAATTGTGACGAGAGAGATACAGAAGGAGTTGTTCAGGCTTATTTTGTATGGGGCTAGTAGAGGTGAGATAAAGGAGTTTCTGAGGGGCCAGGCTAAGAGGTTCAAGGAGTTGCCTTTGGAAGAGTTTGGTATACCTAGAAGGCTGGGTATGCCTATTGAAGCGTATAGTAATCCTGCAACTGTAAGAAGCGTTACATATGCTAATAAGTATCTGGGAGAAGATATAAAAGAAGGCCAACGTTGTTATGATGTACTCGTAAAGCGAATTACTAAACCAGAGTGGCCACAAAAAATAGAGATTAGAACTAAGAGTAGTAAGATGAAGATGTATCCTGTAGATCGGGTTTCACTAACCAAAGCAGTGCCGGAAGGAATTGTGATAGATTGGGATAAGCAAATTAGGAAAATTTTCAGAGACAAAATGGAGCCTATACTCGATAGTGCAGGAATTAGTTGGACAGAAGTCTTTGAATATCACAAAGCAACAACATTAAAGGAATGGGGCGCCTAAAGATGGATGAGAATGAATATCTAGAACAAGGATTGAACTTTCCTTTACACAGAATAGATAAGTATTCTTATGAGGGAAAGTTGGTGAAGGGAACACCAGGAGCTGCAGGTTACGACATTGTACTGCAAAAGACACAAAAAGTAGGACCGAAGATGTTCAGTAGGATAGATTTGGGTTTGAGGTTTGTAAAAGGCTTGCCAGCGCCTGCATTCCTAATATTAAGAAGTGCATATCATTATGCTGGGCTAATTCAAACATCACCTGGTCTTATTGACAAAGATTTCACAGGTAAACTTTTCCTAGTAGTGTATTCGGTAAAGCAAACTGACTTAATACTAGAAGCAGGTAATAGGTTAGCACAGCTGGTATTCTTTGATGAGCTGAAGCCGTACGAGGTTGAGATATTAAGGAGCGAAAGATGACGAAAGACAGATTTTTATTGCTTAATTTTAAACGCCGAACGAGAAGAAGTGTTTGGGAAGTCGATGAATCAGATTTACCAATGATGGCTAAGTGGTTGATTGAAATAGAAGAAGAGTTAAAGGAGCTGAAAAGAGATGAGAAATTGTCAAAAAAGCATGATGTTAAGGTATTAAGAGAAGAGAGGTAAAGATGGCTAAGAAGATAAGCAAGTCGATGCTGATGGCATATGATGAGCAAAGCCGCTTTGGTTGTGGATACAAATATTACCTAACTTATGTAAAAGGTATCAGGACGAAGCCATCTGGAGTAATGTATGACGGCATAAGGTTTCACAATGCGGCGGCTAAGTTCTATGATAAGCTAGACTTAAGTAAAATAGGAGAAGCAAGCTTCTGGAACGTTTACGAGTATTTCAGAACTCTTTATCCAAGAGGCAGACAGTATGATTATCTCGCAGAATTTGAAGCAGATAGGTATCTTATATCAGCAGAACATTTCATACCAGTGCTGATAGAAGAAACGATCGAGGACGATGAGAGGAAGGGAATTGTAGACAGAGTAGAGGAACTAAGCGAAGGCGAGTTAATGGTTACGGAGTTGAAGCTTTCGTTTAAGAAAAAAGAAAGTTTAGATGATGTAAGGTTTGAGTTAGTATTCTATGCAGATCTTTTAAGAAAGCACGGTTACAACGTAGCCTATACAAGTGTCTTCTTCGGAAGAGATGGGATGTACGAAATGTGGAAACTGAGAGATTATGATTTCGAACTAATGGAGGAAAGGGTAGAGAGAATTCTGGGGGGTATTGAAAGAGGAGAGTTTGAGAAGGTGCTCGATGAGCGATGCTTGAATTGTCCATTCCAGGCACATTGTCTTGAGGGGAAAAGGTTAGAGGAGGTTAGGTAGAATGGGAAAGGATAGGTTTTCTATAAGAAGGGAATTAGGGATTGCAATAGCACACAAATTACCTTGGCACTCAGGTAGATGTTCGAATATGCACGGTCACGGTCTAAAAATTGCAGTAACACTAAGCAGAAAAGATGGTGGCTTAGATGAGAATGATATTGTATATGATCTAGGCTATCTAAAGGAAGCGTTAGATGAAATTGACGAAAGGTTAGATCACACATATCTGAACGATACTTTAGAGAATCCGACATCGGAGAATGTAGCAAAATATGTTAGAGATAAGGTAATGCAATATCTTGAAAAGAGAAAAGCCGGTGTAAAGGTGACAAAAGTAGAAGTGGAAGAGAGTCCAGGTTCAGGAGTGATACTAGAATGCTAAGCAAAGAAGAATTAGATAAAATACAGAAAGTTATGGAAGAAGTTGAAAGCGATCCAGAAGTGGCAAGAAAAGCAGAAGAAGACCAAAGGAGATATGGTACATTATCTGCGGAAGATTTAATGATAGTTTTAGCGTATAGATAAAATTAATGATAAAGCTTTAGTGTGGGTAGGTAAACAAAATGTTGGAAATTAATGAAATCTTCGAATCGATACAAGGAGAAGGTCTTTTAACAGGAAAGCCATTTACGTTTATAAGATTGCAAGGTTGCAACCTGAGATGTAGTCACTGTGATACGAAGAAGGCATGGAAGAAAGGAGAAGGTGTAATGATGAGTGAAGAAGAGATAGCGGCAAAAGTAGAGGAGTTTGGACATCAGTGGGTTGAAATTACTGGAGGCAATCCATTGCTGCAAAACTTACAACCATTACTAGTGAAGCTTCGCTATACTAAAGAAGGCAAATTGAACAACCGAAGAATAGAATTACAAGCAGACTGTAGCCTGAATCCTATGCAATACGCCCTAATTTCAAGAGTTTCGCTGAGCCCTAAGTTAAGTTCAAGCGGCATGACTAAATACATGCACTATGAGTACATGTACTGGTTGAATCCTGGTGATGAGGTTAAGTTTGTCGTAAGCAATGCGGATGATTTTAACGAAGCAATTAGGTTGCTTCAGGAATACCCGACCAAGGCACAAGTGGTGATGCAGCCAGTTCATGGCAAAAACGGCAAGTGGATTGTAGAAAAGGTTTTAGATGAACATATAGAAAACGTTAGAGTATTGCCACAAGTTCATAAGGTGTTCGGACTAAGATGATCAGAGACAAAGTGTTCTATGAGGAGTTGAGCCCAGAAGCTTATCAGAAGCTGATAAGAGTGGAGGGGGAGCTTAGGGAAGAAGGTGTAGAGACGTTTATTGAACAACTGGTAGCAGTGGCAGTAGATATGGTAGAGGAGGAAGAATGGAAAAGGAAGATAATAGAAGCAGAGAAAGAATTCTAACTTTTAGTGATAGCGTGATGTCGAATACAGGCTTTGGAACTGTGATGAAAGAGCTATTGACAAGGTTAACAGCAGATTACGAAATCTATAGTGTTGGTATACAGCACTACACTTCGCCGCTTAAATTTAAAGGTGTTATGTGTTTGCCTACTGGAACTAATCCAAACATCGGCGGTGCAGATATCATACCGGAATATATGAGTTTGCTTAAGCCAAAGTATTTCATTACATGCACAGATCTGCATCAGTTGGGCTTCTTTAATGTTAAGGAAGGCTGGATTAAGTATATTACAATAGATGCCGCGCCGATTCATAGAAGTTTCCATGAAGTCTTAAGAAGAGGTTATCTAAACATAGTGCCGAATAAGTTTGCTTATGATGCGTTGAGAAAGTTGGATGTAGCAGTAAAGTATATACCGTTTGGCGTAGATACAGGAGTGTATAGGCCAGGAAAAGAAAAGGAATTTGCAGGACTGAGAGGTAAGTTTATCTTTGGAGCAGTTGCAAGGAATACGGAACGGAAAAGATGGGATAGGCTACTGAGAGCCTTTTCTTTAATCACAAGGGAATGCAAAGATGCTGTTTTGGTGTGTATAACTGATCCGAGAGAACAGCTTGACTTTGCATTCGATGCACAAGCATTGGCAAAAGATTTAGGGACCGGTTCGAAGGTGTTCTTCCCAACACATGCTTCAATGCAAAGAGGTTTGACTAATGAAAACATGGCAGGGATTTATAATGCATTTGATATACATATCAATGTAGCAGACAGAGAAGCGTTCGGCTTACCAATTTTAGAAAGCATGAGCTGTGGTGTACCAAACATTGTGAATGACTATTCAGCGCCACCAGAAATTGTAAGTGATGCTGGTATTGTAGTAGAACCAAGTGACTGGACTTATCATAGCCCGTTTAATTACCGCGGTGGCTTAGTTGATATAAAGAAGCTGGCCAAGGCTATGAGGCTGCTTTATGATGACGGAAAAATGAGGAAAGAGTTAGGGAAAAAGAGCAGAGAAAGGGCTTTGAAGTATGATTGGAACGCAGTAGTGGTGCCACAGTGGCTGAAGTTGTTAGAAGGAGAGTTTTTGCAAGAATTATGACAGTCAGAAGAGTTGGAAAAATGAAGGTGAATTGGTACAGCCCAATTTCGGACCCAAGCGGCTATAGCTACGTGGCTCGTTGGCTGTTGCGTGAGTTGTTGAAGGCAAATGTAGAAATTGCATTTAAAGAGATGTATCAGTGGAACCCAGGCTTATCGTCTGAAAAGTATGGAACTAATGATATTATAAGAAAGCTAAAGAGGAAGGCATTTGAAAGCGCACCTAAGATTAGTTTAGTGTTACCAGACCAGTTTTCAAGAGAAGAAGGCATGTATAATATAGGTTACAGCATGTTTGAGACAGACAGAATCTCAGATGTATGGGCTTTTATGTGCAATAGGATGGATGAGTGTTGGGTTCCTACAGTTTTCAACTATAATACATTCAGAAAGAGCGGAGTAGAGAAGAGTAAGCTGAGGGTAATGCCGTTTGGTGTAGATGTAGACTTGTTTAGTCCAAAAGTAGAGCCATTGAAGTTGTTGGAAACGGAAGACAGGTTTGTGTTCTTCTCTGACTTCCAGTGGTCAATAAGGAAAGGTTGGGACGTGTTGCTGAAGGCATATTACGAGGAGTTCAGCAGAGATGAGGATGTATGTCTAGTGTTGAAAGTGTATGAGGCAATACCTGGAGACCCGAGAAGTGAAGCTGTGATACTTAGGGATGTGAAGAGCATTAAAAGAAGGTTTAATAAAGCATTGCCAAAGGTATTGTGGTTTAGGCATATGCTTAGTGATGCTATGATGCCTAGTTTGTATAAGGCAGCAGATTGTTTTGTATCGACTACGCGTGGTGAAGGTTGGGGCCTTGGATTAATTCAAGCGATGAGTATGGAATTGCCGAGTATAGTGACAGGCTGGAGTGCACATACAGATTATGCAAATGAAAGCAATGCTTATATGATTGACTATGAGATGATTGAGACTCATGCATCAATGCTTTGGCACCCCAGTTACAAAAATGCTTTTTATGCTGACCCTTCAATCGAACATACAAGAAGTTTAATGAGGCAAGTATACGAGAATTACGAAGAGGCCAAAGCAAAAGGTATTCAAGCAAGGAAAGATATTAAGAAAAACTATACCTGGGAAATTGCGGCTGGTAGAATTATCAAAAGGTTGCAGGAAATAGAAGGAGAGGCAGAATGAAAATAGCTCTGAATACGCCAATGTATAATAAAGAGATTGAAGAAGCTGCATTAGGAGCGTTGCGGAACGAGAGGTATGTGCTAGGCGAAAGCGTCTGGAAGTTTGAAGAGGCTTTTGCTAAGTACATTGGAGTGGACTATGCAATATCTTGTTCTAGTGGAACAATGGCCTTTTGGCTAATACTTAATAGTCTCAAGGCAAAGAAAGTATTAGTGCCAAGCTTAACGTTTCATACAGTAGCTTCTGTAGTAAAGCTTTTAAGGAGAGAGCTGGTCTTTGGCGATGTAAATTTAGGAGATGCTTGCTTGTATAAAAGCATTCCTGATGGTTTAAGTGTAGCTACACATCTATATGGCAACTTTTGCAATGTTGCACATTTAAAAGAGGGTGTAGTAGAAGACTGTTCTCAAGCAGCAGGCCTAGAGTGGAGAGGTAAGAAAGCCGGAAGCTTTGGCAATGCTGGATTCTTCTCGTTGTATACTACGAAGAACTTATCATGTCTCGGAGACGGAGGGGTTATCACTACTGATGATGAAAAGCTAGCTAAAGAAGCGAGGATGATAGGTGATTGCGGAAGGAACAGTGAAGGTGAGCATGTTAGAGTGGGCATTACGTCGCGGCTGAATACGGTAAATGCAGCTATTGCCTTGGTACAGTTGAAGCACTTAGATGAGTGGAACCAGAAAAGGATGGCTTTAAGAGACAGATATATGGAGAAGTTGCCTCCGGAAGTGAAAGTGTTGTCAAACGGAGTAGTGCATCAAATGGTTGCTAGAGTTAAAGGGAGAGATAAGTTGGCGAAGTATTTGAGACAGAATGGCATAGAAACAGGTATACACTATAAGGTGCCATTGCATATGCAGAAGCCGCTTTATAGGAAAGGCTTAACGTTGCCTAACGCTGAAGTGCTTTGTGGTGAAGTGCTATCGTTGCCTATATCGCCAAGTTTGACGTTTAGAGAAGTAGATTATGTGTGTGAAAAGGTAAATGAATGGTATGGAAGTGAGAGGAGATGAACAAGATAAGCATAGTAATGAGTTGTAAGGAACATTTGCCGTATACACTACTGGCAGTAAAGAGACTGGTGAAATGCACAGTGAATGAGTTCGAATTGATAATCGCAAATGATTCGAGGGTATCTGTAGAGGAGACAATCAGAAAAGCCGAGCCAGGTTTAGAATTAAAAGTGTTACATGGAGGTGGCAAGAGGAATGGAGTAGCAAGAGCAAGAAACGATTGCTTCAAACAAGCGAGTTGCAATGTTTGCATTAATGTAGATAATGATGTGATAGTCACCCCAGGCTGGGATGTGCCTTTGGTAAAAATTATAGAAGAAAATCGAAAAGTTGGCTTGTTGTTGCCAATGACGAATGATATGTATTTTTTTTGAGCAGCCAGAAGTTGGTTTATTGGAACGTTGCAATAAGTTTAAAAGGTTAAGAGCCAAGTACAAGGAAGAAGAAGGCCCAGAAAGGCTAATGGAAATAATAAACGAAACATTTGATGGGTCTCTTGATAAGTTTGCAGAAGCATATGTGAATAAAGTGAAAGGACGAGAGTTGAAGGATTATATGAATACTTGGGTGTCATATGCGGTCAGATTAGATGTGTTCAAGTATGTGGGAGGATATGATGAGAATTACAAGAAGGCAGGATATGAAGATTGGGATTTGGCAAGAAGGTTGAATATGCTTGGTTTTAGAACTGCAGTAACGTATAGTTCGTTTGTGTGGCACTGTGTGGGTACGACACGGCCGCATATAGGAGGTGCAGTAGAAGCAGAAACATCAAATGGAATATACTATAGAAAGAAGTTTAGTAGGCCAAATGTTGAGTTGAGAGGGAGTTGGGGTGGTGTAAATGAAAGAACCAACTATGTTTAACGGAAAAGTAGTTGCGGGCGGAATAGAAGAGCCAAAGAGGAATTTGTTTTATTTATTGAGTATAGTGACGTATGAAATCAGTGACGTACAGAGAGATATTATTTTGGGAAGCAGTAATTTAAAACTGAGTTTGGCAGATGCTTTTACACAAGTATCGACGTTGCACAAAGAATTAAATATCAAAGAAAAACCAGGAAAGAATTCAAAAGCTAAATCGCCTGCAAACTTATTAGTATTGCTCGGTAATCTTCATAGAAGCATTGTCTACATGAAGCGCTTTCCGAGCAAAAAGGAATATCGGAAGGGTGTAAAAACACATCTTTCAAATCTTGCTGTAAGATTGAAGGAAATATGTAAAGAACAAGGTTTCGATGAAGAAGAGGTAAGAGAATTAGGCTGGGAACATTTGAGAGAAAGGTTTAAGGAATTTGAAGAAGACGGGTGGGTAGAAATAAAATGAGCTTATATGTAGATGTTGTGGAAGAAACAGATTTCCATAGGGCTTGGGTTTCTGCTGTGCAGATGGTATTGATGAGCGGTGCTGATTTAGTGATTGGCGGCGCAGAGGAGAGGAAGCCAATTAAGGATTCGTGTATGTTAATTACACTTGAAGGAAAGGCGATTAAGCAAGTTGAACGAAGAGAGTTGCACCCCCAATTTCCTACCAAGAAGAAGCATCTCGATAAATATTGTGAAGAGTATACAAGAAATTTTGTAGACGTCTATAGAAAAGATGAGAGCAAAGAAAAGTTTGCTTATTTATATGGAGATAGGTTGATGTATTATAAGCATCCAGTTTATATCAGTATTGACCAATTAAAGATGATGATGAACGGTTTGTATAGTCAAATGAGAAGAAACATAACTTCAAATAGGATGCAAGCAATAACGTGGTATGTACATGATGACAATGAAGGATCATCCCCTCCTTGCCTGCAACGGATACAGATGCGCTACATTCCAGAAGGAAAAGTGGACGTGCATTTGACGTGGAGAAGCAGAGATTTGTATGCAGCTTGGCAAAGCAATGTTGTTTGCTTAATAGATATGCTGAATAGGGAAGTGATTAGGCCAAATGAATGCGAGATAATCAGAATAGTAGACTTTAGTGATTCGCTGCACATATACAGGACTGATATTGTTGAGGCAAAGAAAGTAAGGTTTATGGAGGCGTTGTAATGACAACAGAAATAGGAGATGTAGATTATCAACTTGAGTTGCTTAGAAGAGACTTAGTGGAAGAATTTGGAGAGTTTGCAAAAGGAATTGGCATCGAATGGGAAAGAGACCCGACACTTGATGGGTTGGTCATAAATGCAACGTTTACAATTGGTGCAAGAAGAACGGTATCTAATGTGGTGCTTCATTTAGAACCAACTATTTTAAAACCAATAGTAACGGAATTGGTTCATAATATTGAAAGAGCATTGTATGATATGTTACCTGTATATGGAACTGAACCACAAGTAGCAGGAGTAAGGATTAGAATTGATAGTCATTTACCAAAAGGGGTCATATGGATGCATCCGGAAGTGTATGCAAATATAATGCAGAATCCTGAACTAAGAAGGATGCTTGTGTATCAGCCATGAGAAATGCCACGCAAGATAAAAAGAATAGGAAAGAACCAAACGCTGCTGTTTGTAGAGGAATCGAGTAAACCGGTGGCTGACGATACAATATTACCAGAAGCTTGGCAAACACCAGTGCCAAAGAAAAAGTATAGAGAAGGTTCGTTGGCAGATAAGATGAGGAAGGGCCTTTGGTTTGCTTGCCCAAATTGTGGAACGGAAAATATTGAGTTTGTAAGTGATGCAGCGTGGGCTTGGTTATGTAATAAAAACCAGTTTAAATGCCCGCTTTGTAACAAAATGGTAGGCTTAGAATAAGATGCCAATTAAAAAGGAAGAATTAGGAAAATTGAATGTAGAGTATGCAGGCTATGCAGGTTCAGTTGTAGCTCTGATTGTGCCGCTTATAAAGGAAATAGGCGGTAAATTTATTCCGTTTCCGGGAGAAGAGGCAGAAATTTTAAAAAAATGGGATTTAGGAAGCGAAGAGTCTGCCAAGGCTAATATAACTATACAATCAGGAATAATACCGCCTGCTCAAACGATTCTGCTGCCGTATCATGGCATTCAGAAAATCTTTCCTATAGAAAAGTTTAGTTTTGTAGTTAGTCGGTGGAGTAGCTTTCCTGAAGAAGTACCGCACGTTCAAGCAGGTGTGTTAGCTTTGGATCGGTTCTTCAATGGGAATGTACCTAGCAAAAAGGAGTTGCTTGAACCTTTGGGGCTAGAGTCTTCTGAGTTTACAATAGTTTACGCACTGGCTTGGAAAGAACGAAAAGATGCAAGCTCGAGCGCAAGAAAGATGGAATCATGGATAAGCCACCTGCCTCCGGAAGTTAATTTAATCATCATAAACCACCCCCTTTACAAATATAACCCGGGGTTCAGAGAAGAGCTCATGTCAATTAAGCAAGGAAAAAACATGAGAGTGATATATGATCAAAAAGACACTTTTGAATGGTTAAACATTGCAGATTTAATTGTTTGTGATTCAGGTTCAGCCATTGTATTGAACACTCCTTGTTTCAAGGCACCAGTCTTACAGATTAGGTATCCGTATCATTATCACCTTGGTTATGACTATTCCTGGGCTGTTGAAGTAGGGCCGGAAGAGATTCCGGATCGCATCTTTACAGATTTTATGGGAAATAGGAAGGTTGCGATTGAAGAGTATTTGTATAAGTTTGATGGAAAGGCAACTGAAAGGGCTGTAAAAGGGATAAGAGAGTTTTTGGAGGAGTTGGAAAAATGATTTCGTGGTTGTTGTTAACTTGGAATTCTGCAAACTCTATAAGGACTGCATTAGAGTCAGCCAAGGATTTAGTAGATGAAATAGTTGTGGTAGATTCAAACTCAACTGACGAAACTTTAGATATCTTAGACGAGTATGACGCGAAGGTGTATACAAAGGCATTAGAAAAGTCATGGAGCGAACTGAGAAACTTTGGAATTAGCAAAGCCAGTTATGAGTGGATACTTGTGTTGGATTCAGATGAGTATTTGACGAAGGAGACATTATTGATGATTCCAAAATTAGTGGAAAGCGATGAGGTAGATGCTTTTATATTCAGGAGGCTAAATTATTTGGACGGTGTGCTTCAAGAAGCAAAAGATTATCATTATAGGCTGTTTAAGAGACACTGTAGATATGCAGGGCGAATACATGAGCAGTTAGTTGGATTTAAGAAGTCTAAAGTAATAGAAGATGCAATCGTAATGCATAAGAAAACTTGGAAGAAACAGAAGGAGCAGGATGAGAGATATTTGGAGTTCACAAAAGAGAGAAAGAAATGAAAATAGGAGTTGTGGGGGCGTTAGGATACCAAGGCAGAAAGCATGCAGTGGAATTGCTTGGCTTAGGTGTAAGAGTGGAAACGTGTGATGTGCGAGGCAATGTGAGATATAGAGACTATGTGGAGATAGGAAACTTAGATGGTGTAGTAATAGCAGTGCCTAATGGAAAGCACCTTGAAATCGGAGAATGGTTTATAAGGAAAGGTGTACCAGTGTTAATGGAAAAGCCTTTGACAAAGAGATATGATTCGGCCGAAGCGTTGTTGAACTTAGCTAAACTGAATAGGTGTGTTCTGGCAACAGGCTCGGTGTTTTCTTTTAATAATAGCGTAAAGGTAGTTGGTGAGATAGTCAAGGGAGGGCTTTTGGGAAGGCTAGAGTTTGTAAAGTGTAATTGGTGTAGTCAAATGGTGCCTTGGGCAGAAAAGAATATACTTTTGGATCTCGGCCCACACCCTTATGATATTCTTTGTGGCTGGAATTTGGAACCAGAAGAGTATGATTCTTATGCAATCAACAACAAGCATATGCTGATTTTCACAGGATCTAAAAGCGTGGAGATTGAAATAAAATTGTCTTGGGTAGAAGGACCTAAGGAGAGAAGTTTAAAGGTTGTTGGGGAGAAGTATGTGCTTGTATTAGATGCATTAAATCAGAATGTGTTTGTATATGAAGGGAATGAACTAGTTGCACAAAAAACACATGATGAAGGTTTGTATAAGAAAGGTTTCGAAGATTATCTTCAGTTTAACAGGAATAATACGTTGAAGGATGAGTTGAAAGATTTTCTAAGGCAAATAGAAGAAGGTGCTGACTATAGGTTGGCAGAGCAAGCAGTAAGGTTTTTAAAGTGGAAGGGAAGCGAAAGATGAAGAAAAGAAAGATAAGAAGCGTTATTGATGTAGAAAAGGCATTAGAAGAGAAGAGAGCAATGCAAAAGCAATATGTACGAGAGCACGGTTACCGCTCTTATATATTAGATTTGCTGATTGAACATTTCGAAGAGATGCAAAAAAGGAGCAAAGAAAATGAAAATAGAGGAGATTGAAAAGCAACTTGAGACAAAAGAAAGAATAGAGTATAAGGGCAAGTGTCATGAATGTGGCAAAGATGTTACAGTGTGTATTTTCAGGAATGAAGAAACTGGAACGATAACAATAGAAGGTGGAGCGGTGTATGATCCAATGGTTGGCTCGCCTCCTGAAAAGCAGATATTCCTTAAATGCGACGATTGTTTCGGAGATGATCCGGTGTTACGAAATTATCGGCCCTGCGAAGTTTATTCGCGTTCTGTTGGCTACCTTAGGCCAGTTCAACAGTGGAACGCAGGGAAGCAAGAAGAATTTAGGCAGCGAAAGGAGTTTGTAGTAAAGGAGTAGAAGAAAAATGGGAAGGAGAAGTTTGATAACTGGCATTTCGGGTCAGGACGGGAGCTACTTAGCAGAGTTTTTGTTGGAAAAAGGATATGAAGTATACGGCTTGGTAAGAAGATCGTCAAACAGACCTGCAAACTTGAGTAGAATAGAACATATTCTTGATAAGGTAACATTGCTGGAAGGTGACTTGTCTGATCAAGCTTCATTAAATGACGCTGTAAAAAAAGCAGAGCCAGATGAAGTGTATAACTTAGGCGCGCAAAGTTTTGTAGCACATTCATGGAAGGCACCTGTGTATACAGCAGATGTAACTGGGCTTGGCACAATAAGGATGTTGGAAGCTATACGCAATTGTGATGCCGGATCGATTAAATTCTACCAAGCGTCGAGTAGTGAGATGTACGGAAACAACAATGAATTGCCATTAAATGAAGGATCTAGATTCTATCCAAGAAGTCCGTATGCATGTGCAAAGGTGTATGCTCATTATTCTACGATTAATTATAGAGAGTCATATAACATGTTTGCATGTTGCGGGATTTGTTTTAATCATGAATCGGATCGAAGAGGTGAAGAGTTTGTAACGAGGAAGATAAGTCAAGGCGTTGCTAGGATAAGTTTAGGATTGGAAAAGTATATTGCGTTAGGGAATTTGAAGGCTAAGCGAGACTGGGGTTTTGCTGGAGATTATGTAGAGGCAATGTGGCTAATGTTACAACAAAGCAAGCCTGAAGATTTTGTAATAGCGACAGGAAAAGGTTATGGTGTAGAAGATTTTGTAAAGGTTGCATTTAGAACAATAGGCATTGAAGATTGGAAAACTTATGTAAGACAGGATCCTAAATTCATGAGGCCAGCTGATGTGCCAAGTTTGATTGGAAATTATAGCAAGGCAAAGAAGAAGTTAGGGTGGAAGCCAAAAGTAAAATTCGAAGAGTTGGTAAGGATGATGGTAGAAAGTGATGTTGAAAAATTAAGACAAAATGAAGCGCCTGTTTTAAAATAAACGAAGAAAGGACCAGCAAACTTGTCACTGGTCTTTGTTCTCCGTTTTGTCTTCGGGCAAGTAATATAAATGCTTACGACGAAGCCTAAGGCAGAAGGCAAATGTTTATGACACAGATGCACTGCTGGCCCGAAGACAAAACGGAGAACAAAGAACCAATGACAAATTTACCAGCGCCTTCTTCGTTTATTTAGAAGAACAGGTGCGAAACCAAGCGTATGGAAGAATATTTCATGAGGTACAGGAAAATAATAGATTGTGAAGTAGGATGGAACACTAAGATAGGTGACTTTGTAGATCTCTATAGATGCAAAATAGGCAACTACTGCAAAATTCATAGCTTTGTGTTCATAGAAGAAGGCGTCGTAATAGGTGATAGGTGTATAGTGAAGCCACATGTGTTCATTCCTACTGGCGTTGTCATTGAAGATGATGTGTTTATAGCACCCGGAGTAGTTTTTGTAAATGACAGACATCCGAAAGCGAATAATGATAAGTGGAGGCTTGAGAAGACGGTAATAAAGAAAGGCGCTTCTATAGGAGCTAATGCAACGATTATGTGTGGCCTTAGTATCAATGAAGAGGCAATGATAGGTGCAGGTGCTGTTGTGACTAAGGATGTTGAGGCTAAGGCTGTAGTAGTAGGCAACCCTGCAAAGAAAGTTAGGTAAAGGAGAAAAAAGAAAATGGAAGAAGTTGAAGATTGGCATAAGAACGTGTATGGTAAGAAGGAAACCGCAAAATTTACTTCATTATATTACCGTAATAGAAGCAAAGTTATAAGAAGGGATAATCACGAGTGTCAGTCTTGTTTCAAAAAATTAGGGAAGTCAGAGAATAGCGTACACCATATTGAGCCGAGAGAAGATGGAACAGATGAAATGTCAAACTTAATACTTTTATGTAAAAAGTGCCATGACGAAATTGAAGGGTTATCAAGGTTGCAAATCATTGGATATTTTTATCAATCAACCGGTAATTATACTAAACCATGTTGGCCAGCAGATTGGCATAAGTGGGTTTACGGTGCTGAAGAAAATCCGTACAATGACCCGCTTTTCATAAAGCTTCGAATGAACGGCGAACTGGTTAGAATAGGAGAGTTGTGGTGGCACAAAAAATTTAAATTTTGCCAATGAAGCGATTAGTCAAAATTAGAGCCTTACCCTTTTGTTCACCCTGAAATGCCATATAGATTTTGCATATGAAGCTCTCTGTGCGTTTAATGTGCTTTAAAGAAGCAAGCTTTGCTTTTTATTGACTAAACCAAAGTGAACTGTCAAAAGCACCTGAAGTACCAGAAGCACTCGAAGCACCTAAAATACTTGAAGCACCAAAAGGTATTGAAATACCAAACAGTATTAAAATTGTTTTGATAAAATTATTAAATTTTTATTATTGATAATAAATCAGTATTATTATTCCTAAAAAGCCTTCACTCTTGATGAAATTATTAAAAATTTATTATTGATAATAAATCAGTATTATTATTCCTTAAAAAGCCGGTTTTTGCATTAGTAAAAAGACAGTGTTATTAATAATAACGCTTTATTATCAATAATAAGAAAAGTAATTTTCTTTAGGAAAGACAAATGACATTAGAAATAGGAAATGTAGGAAAAGAAATAGAGGAAACAGGAATTACAACGATTACCATAAACCGAAAGAAGTTAGAAGCGGCAAGAAGGAGGATGGGAGCTACAACGGCTTCAGCAATGGTTAGAAGGTTGGTAGATGTATATCTCGGATCTGAAGGAGAAGAGATAGAAGATGAGAAGCTAAGAGAATTGATGAAGAAGAAAAGGGAAGCAGAGGAGAAGGTAGCAAAGATAAAGAAGGAGTTAGTAGAAGCAGAAGCAGAAGTGGAGAGGCTCCAATTGGAAATATTCGGGAAAATACCAAGGCAGACAGAGAAGGTAACAGAGTTGAAAGTAAGTGAAAGGCCAGAGGTACAAGAGAAGTATGTGAAGAAGGTAAATGAATTCCTGAAAACGGATCCGGAGTATAAGGACGTATGGGAGTTTCAAGTGTTTGTGCCAGAAGAGATTATGGAGAAGTATGTAGGGTTGCATAAGGAGGAGATAGCAGAGCTTGGTCTAAAGAACGAGAAGGCTATGGTTAGCTGGCTGATAAAGATAACGGAAGGCAAGCTTGTTGTGAAAACCAAATAATCAGCTGCTAGGAAACTAGAATGATGGGGAAAAGGTTAGATTAACAATTCCTTCTCCACACCACTTCTTCTACTTCTTCGATTGCTTCTGTCTTCGATGCCACCTTGCCTCTTTTTTTACATGTCGGCAGTATATTCAAAAACGAAGCCAATAAAGTAGACTGTGTCATTGACCGTATCATTTGCATGTCCGCCGTCTCGGTGAAAACGTAAGCCCATCAATAAATCAGAGGTACAATCACTAATCGTGAGAGTATTCGGAAGTACAATTTCTTGACCAGCAGTGATTGCACTTTCCCCTAAAGTTGTATCTTGATATGCCCCGCCAAAATGAACCCCTACTCGATATCGTATATCCCCACCTGCAAGCGATATAACTGCGCCTTTCAATATACCATCGGAAACATAGTCCTTTGGTACCCTAAAAGTTGAATAGCCATAATTACTACTACCATCTGGTAATGCAGCAGAACCAAAATATCCGTGGTTACCCATTCCACCTGAACCGTAATTAGGTGGGATCCATACACTTCTTGTTCGATTAGTATGTTTATCGTGGCTATGCGAACTTGGAGGATATGTACTCGGTTTTCCGCTGATACTGTCCCAAGCCCAGGTTCCTGAAGTACATTGACGTGAAGATGGGTGCGAATAGTTATTATATAACGTATCAAAATACGTCTTCAGAGTAGCTTTTAGATTTGTCCACGTAAGCTTTTTAAGAGCGTTAGCTGCTGCGCTGTCTATCAATCCCATTTCGTCATCATTAACAGGAGTTGCCTTAGACGCGACGCTATGAATGCTGGAAGCCACGTTTACTGCATCGGTTACATCTGCTCCATCTTCAACATTTATTAGCGTTCTCACCTGCGCTGCCGTAAGTCCCGTTATGCTTCCACCTGTAATCCTACCGAGTATTCGCTGTTCGTTAAGCGTCAAAGCTACAGGTGAATCATCCACATCAGCCTTCAATATAGTATTCGCATCAAAGAGTGCTTTCTTTACTGATAGACTATCTCGAGTGTCTAAATCATTGAGATCGTCCACTACATCACTAAACTCAGAATTCATTTCACTGGCATAGATATACGTATTTGCCTGAAAGTTTGGTTTAGTTGATTTTATTCCCATCTTTCATCATCCTCCTTTCTTCTCGAACCTTAGCCCTTTGTCTTTATTCCGTCGTATGCGGCGTGCATCGAAGAGCCCAGCTTATTCCGTACCTTCAGATATTGTGCTGGAGTTACATGGAAGAATTGTGCATTCCACCCACCAGCTTCCGTTACATCGTCAAACTCAAAACTCACACTACCATCCGTTCGTTCTAGTCCTGCCTTGTCACTTACCAAAATATTATGAATTACCCACTCCTCTGTACTCGGCGGCTTTATTTCCAATACTTGCCCTGAGGCAAGCGTTGTTAAATCAGCTACTACATCCATTTTCTTTTCCTCCTTTCATTTTTCCTTTACTTAACCTTAAACCCACACACATTCATCCCACTTGCCTGTATCCCATTCACCAGCTTCGCCAAATAAAATTGGCTCAAAAGAAATGCCAGCTGGCTTGTACTTTGAAATTACAGTAGTCAATTCCGGCTTTGCGTTCTCATATTTGCGAGGTATTTCAATTATAATCCTGCCTGCTTCCAGAGAACTATCTGTGATTTTGACATTGGCTTCAGGAATGCCAATTGTAAGAGAAAGCGCTTTCTTTAAGTTAGAAGAAGTGCCACCTCCAATGAGTCCAGTAACTGCTGACTTTATAAACCCCCGAAACTCATCATCGTTCCAGTCGCCTCTTGATAAGTCAAAGATTTTAGCCAACCTATCCAAACTGATACTCTTTGCCTCATCTATCTGATGTGCCTCCTTTACTTCCGAAATAATATTGTCTATGTTCTTTTCTTCCTGTACCAGAATAGCTCCTAGTTTGTAGTTGGTATAACCTGTGACAAGCAAATCAACTTCCAAATGCTGACCTCTAGTACTGATTTCAAGATCTGGATAAGTAAAGCAACCGCTTTCATCTATATTATCATAGAACAAGCGGCCTATTTCGGTGAAGCCTTCTAGATTATAGGTACCTTCCTGCTTATAAAATTCCGGTAACCTACCTAAGAACCTTTTCAATACACTTGGTGCTATCATCTTTGCGTTCCTAAGATATTGTTATATTAGCCGTACTAATAGTTGCAACTTCATTGTCTGCTATGGATATGTTCACCTTGCCACTTGGAGCTGGTGTTGTACCTATAGTCAGTTCCACATCTATCATACCTTCAAGTGTCATTATGGTAACTAAGAGATCTGCATACTTTACATCTTCACCTACACCCAAGTCATTGATGAATGAGGCAATAGTGTTGACAATAGTAACCTCAGCAATGCTTCCGTCTTGTGTCACATCTGCCGTTACATATATGTCAATTGAAGCAGGCCTACTCCAAGAGACTGGAATTCCAGCAGGCTTTACTGCTGCTATTGTAGCATCAATATCTGCATCTTTGCCACCATACACTACTAACTCAGCAGAATGGGCTGTTAAATCTTCTGAACCAGTTACGCTTTCGACACCGTCTACTTCTTCCACGTTTGCAACTAAAGCTTCAAGAGTAGATACTGAAGCCCTTGTCAAGCTGCCTTTAATCCTTACCCTAAGAGAAGCATCAGTTTCAAGATCGGCACCACCTACAGTTGCGTTTGGGTTGGTTAAGCTAGTGACACCAGCAATTGCTTCTACTAATTCTGTAATGGTGCCAGCTGCAACATTTCCTTCATCACCCGGTTCAGTTGCATAGGCTAAAATAGAAGCAACACTGTCAGAAATCCAGCCTGCAATGTTCGTTTTGAACCCTATTCCTGCAGCTGTACGTACTTCTGTAAACAATGGAATATAGGTGCCTGAAACACCTGAGAATTCAACTAAGCCAGATGCGTATGTCGCAGCATTGCGCGTAACTCCTACTAGCGCCGCTATCTGATCAAGTGAATCACCTGTTGCTGAATCCACAAAGCATGAATAGTATGCATCTTCGAGCTTTTCCCAAAGATTGGCCTCTTCTACTGCTACTGCTTCTAAAAATAATTCCAAAGGAGAAGATTCCGTAAGGTCCACATCAGCGCCGAATACTTCTTGTGCCTTCTCCTGTTTCTCTTTGATTATATCACTGAGAGTTTTTCTTACAAATCCGTCAGAAGTAACTCCAAAACTCATTCTGCTTTACCTCCTAAAGGCTAACCTGTCTTCTTCAGCTGTGCTGAGATTGATGCCTCACGACCGTCTCTTGAAACTTCATATGAGAAAGTTTCAAAGCCGAGCTTGTCCTTTAAAGCCTTGATCTCGGCAACCATCAGTTCATGAGCAAAACCTGATCTCATTATACCCAAGATGTCAATGCCAAATGCTGGGTGATACGCCAATTCACCGATCTGTATTTTAAGGAAATGATCTATAGTTTGACCTATACTATCATCTCCTTCTACTGTATCTAGCTTATGTGTGCCTGTGTTGTATACTATATCTCCATTTACTAATTTAAAACTCAAACCAAACCTCATTTCCTTTCTCCTGCTTCTACATTGCTCTTGACTTCTTCAAAAGAAAGCACAGCATCATATCTCAAATTCCTTCTCCTCATACACCACTTCTTCTATTTCTTCTTCTACTTCTTCGATTGCTTCTACTTTTGATGCCACTTTGCTTCTTATCATTTTCTCTGCTTGCTTCTTCAGCTTCCAGAATTTCTTGGTTTTTGCATCCAGCTCATATCCTGATTTAATCTTCTTCTTGATAACGGTTTTCTTAGCTGTTTTGTTTCTTGTTTTTTTCACAATGTCGCCTTTTTCTTCATCCCAAACATAATAGTCCTCTTTGACTACACATTTCCTTTTAATAATTTTAGAAGGCAACTTAGCACATTCCAAGTGTATGGGAACTGTCATGATACCACCATCTTCTTCATCAAATCGAATTATTTTCAGGATTATGTTGTCACCAAGTTTAAATTTCTTATTACACTTTGGACATGTTGTTTCTGTGAAACCGAGGTCGCCCCAGTGTGTATTGACTGCATAGATGTCTGACCATCTCTTTGTAGAGACACCGTTTTTAAGTGTGTTATCTGCAGAAGGTATGAAGTTTATAACCGTTTCGACTGCACCTGTAGCTATACCAAATTTATAAGATCCACTAGTATAAATTTTTATGAAATCATCATCAGAAGAACTTATTTTTGAATCTCCATCTGCATCGAGAATAATACTCTTGCCATCCATATCCAAATCACCAGTCATCGCCACTGATCCGTCCTTCTTGAATATCTCTGACCCTTCTATACCATCTACAGTATCTGCATCTTTGCCTGTCAATGTAGCTGGAATTTGTGCCAAAGGCAAAAGAGCGCTAGCATCTAATACTGGCACATTGTTTGCTGAATTAGCAAGAAACTTTCCACTATCCTTTATAAGCTTCCCCGACGTTCCATCAAAAATGGCAACCCTTTCATCTACAGCACTTGCAGGACCACTAACATCTCCATTTCCAATATGAATTCCTCCTGCAGTTGAACCATCTCCTATATACAATTCCTTCTCATCTGTTGTCCATAGTGGCTCACCCTCATCTGGTGTAACACCACTTCTATTCGCTTCCAACCCTCTCTTTATTCTTATTTTATTTACCATCTTTTCTTTCCTCCTCCTTTATTTACGGTCATCAAAACGCGCCACCATCTACTTCTTCTGCTTTATCAACAATGCCATTATCATTTGGATCATAGGTTGCCTTAAACATATCGCCCCCGCCACCAGCAGAAGCCCAAATAGGATTAGCCCCGGGACCTTGAGTTTGCAAAAAATGACCGGTTGTTCCTGCTGCAAGCTTAACAATATGCCCGTTTGCATCTACGTAGAATATATCACCTTGTGCTGCATCATTAATCATAAGATTCCCTGAGCAATCTATTTTAAAGAAAGATTTATCTTTCACACCTATAGTTATGCCATCATCTTCTTTAATCAGCCAAAACGGTTGGCCGCTATCTATTTCATCATCCTCATTTAAATCTATGAACAACTTTACCCATGATGGATGCGAATCATATACCGATTTTCCTTTGACATATTGTGACATTTCAACCTATTTTTGTTTTCGAGCTTCCAGATACAATAGTGCCTGGAACTGGTATGCCAAGATTTCCAATGCCCAAAATAGCATCACCGTTTCGTGCAGCCCCTTTTGTGCCTTCTTGAATGTTTACTTCAGTAGCAGATTTTATGCTAATCTTGCCATTTGCCTCAAATTTCACGAAACAACCACTCTTGTGTTTTACAATACCTTCGCCTTCACCTACTTCAGGTAACTCATCAGAACTTAAGAAGAAGCCAGGTATACATATGCAATCGTTTAAACTAAACTGCCTTGAATCTTTTGCTAAGAGAACGGTACTTGAATCTAAAAGCCCTTTTGAATTGTATTTTGTGAAGATGAGCAATACCACATCGTTTATTGAGAGTGGCGATACTACTGAAAGACTGCTTGTGCGTGGAAAGAGAACTGGCACGTCTCTGATAATAGGAAACGCCTCCTCCTTTCCATCTACAAGTATCTTATTCTTAACTCGCACATCAACTACTCTAGTGCCTGCTTTGGTTACAACCCCAATAGCTGCTGTCCACAAGCCATTAGTTTGTGCTTCTATAATTTCCTGAATCTTTCTTTTCAAGTCACGCATCCTTAGCCTTCTCCACTACAAACTGTACCTTGTGTGTTTCTTTATTTGAAGTATACTTATACTCCCTCACTACGAACACCCCGTCGACCTCTCTTGGAAACTTTGCCTCTAAATGTACTTCTAATTCGTTAAAAATGCCTGGAATCAGAAAACATTCTACATTCCAACCACTCAACCCATCTTCTTTATGTTCTACCAAATTTAGGAGGCCAGTGGTTGAATTAATATCGATGGCTGCTGTTTGCTTTAGCCCATAGCCTTTCGGTATAAAGTTAAGCATGCCAAACTTTTTGATATAGTGACATTCTTCATCTGTATCTTTGGTCATCCTTTCGACTTCGTGTATCCAGCTTGCAATTGTCCTGGTCCGATCTATTATGAAATCGTCCTTAAAAACAAAAGCAGACCTTATCTCTCCTAACGGATAGCCAGTCAAGGCTGAGATGTCGTTAAAGAATTCTTTTACAGGTGTGTTTTGCTTATAAACCTTAGCCATTGTTGTCTCATTCAAAATTTCATTGATGCTCTTTACCTGAATCACAGTCTTCACATCTCCAGTTTTTTCTAAATGATTTTCTACTTTTTTTACTTTGCCCCAGCCAATTTTACCATAATTTGTTTCATATCCGCTTGATACACGTATAAGGTTATCTTCTGCTTCAGATAGCTTTGATCTATTAGCATCGTTTATATTATACAATGTGACCTCGTCGTATGATTCATCATCCCTGTTAGAACCTATTTCAAAGTATATGTCTAAATCATTTTGCACACCGTCAAACTTACCGCTTCTGAAAATACCTATGTCTTCAATCTCTACTTCTGTTTTCCTAATAAAGAAATCCAGTGTCATTTTTCTTTATGCTACTGAACCCCAGTGCATCAGTCTTAAATCTAACGTATCCACTTCAATGCTAAACGGCAATACTAAGAACTCCGGTATATAAGTGTCTGGATCCTTCCCCATGATAGCCACATCTGTAAGCTTTTGATTCAAATATACCTTCTCACCAATTGCAACGTTCAGAGTAAAATAGCCTCGGGCATTCCAGCGAAGTGTAAAGTGAAAGCTTTTGCTGTTGAAGGTGGTATCTAGACTCTGGGAAGCCTTAGTTCCTTTTTCAAATGGCAACTTTGCTATTAGTTCAGTCATAATTATATTATACAGGGACAAGCCAAACTTGAAGGTTATACGCCAAACATCCTAAAAGGTAATTCTGCAGTGAAAAATAAAAAGCCATCGACTACAGTGCCCCAATAGCTTTCCTTTTCTTCAGGAACAACTGTTGACTTCAATGTAAGCGTAACGCTGCCTAAATTTTTAGTATCATTACCATGCTCTTCACCATCATCAGTATAGGTAGTAATCTGAGGAGAGATGAGCTCAACTCTGCGCACTTCTTGAAACGTGATGCTTACGTCAAATGCATTAGCAGAACCTGAATGCATTGCTGGTTTGATATCTGAGATGATGTAATTCTTATACACGTCCATATCACAAACCAGCGTTAAGAGAGTTTTGCTAGTTCTAAGTTCATTCAGTTTCTTAAGCCTTTCTACACGACCCTCGTAGAGCGTTGCCTCTATTTCAATTGCATTAAGCTTTGCATAGACATGGTCTAAAAGGAAGCCTTCTTGTGTAGGGTGTTCAAGTACTTCATTTGAAAGGCTTGGTGATACTCTGCTGGTAAGTTGTGGTTTCAATGGTTTCAAATCAAAGTCAGCTATAGGATGAAATTCCAAATATTTTGCTCTGCCACCTTCGAGTACAGGAGCAAGATCTAAAGTTCCAGGTATTCGTACAAGAATTCTAGACATGTCTTCCGCATCAAAAAGTGTGAAGAACTGAGATGCTGCATTTGGATCTGGCAACGGTACTTGATAAGTCATTTTTTTATACCCCCTCTTACTTAAAGCATCCTCTCTAGTTTGTGTAAGGTGGCGTCTACGGCCTCATCAATTATGGATCTGAATCCAGGCAGTGTTTCCTTGGTAAGACTAATACGCGCACCACTAAACATGCTTACTTGTACACCTCGGCTAACATTGCTTGAAACTTCAGCCATCCCAATTTTCATAGCCTTAAGCTTGTCTGCAACCGAAACTTCAACGCCTATACTTGGCGCTTCAACCATTAATTTTGGTATCTTTGGAGCTTCTATTCTCGGAACCTCAACTCTTTCTACAGTCTCTAGCATCACCGAAGGCTTTGCTACTTCTGGGAATTCTGCAATGCCAATAGTCTCAGGTGCTCTAATCTTATTTGCAACCTTTGACCATCGTTCAAAATTCTTAACATTCTCACCTGAATACTTCGCGCTTAATTGCAAAGCTTCCCAAAACGCAGGACTATGACGCTTGATGAATACAGCATTGAAAATTTTGCCTAACTTCCTCGTTATAGTTTCCCATTTCAAGAAAAGAGCTACTATAATTGTCACTGCTGCTGCGATTCCTAGAAGCACTGCCCAAACTGGAAAGGTAACACCCATAAATGTAAATGCTGCTGCTGTTAGTACGACATAAGCTTCAGTAGCAGCGAAAAGAGAAGCGACTAGAAGCCACATTGCTGCAGCTTGAAGCTTAGTTACAATCGTAGCGCCTATGGTTGCTATCTTATTCCAGACCTGTGCTGCCGTCAATTTTATTGTAGCAGCTGATAGCGCAGAAGCAGAAATTGCAGCCTCTCCTGTTGTTGATGCCAAAAAAAGGTTTGCTATTGCAACAAGTTTAGAGGCAACATAATTCCACACCATTACTGCTCTATTCTTTACTAATGATACAGTAAGCTTATCAAACGAAAAAGTAAGGAATTGAATTGCTGGTGTCACTAAAAACATCAGAGTAAGACCGTACTTGTTCATCCATTCGTTTCCTTTCTTTGTGCCTTCTGAAAGAATAAGCATGGAGAAAAGCATGGGGCCTGCCATGAGCGCCCATTGCCTAGCCATCGCAATTGAATGTTGCCTTGCTCTCAAAGTTGCTAATTGTATCTCGCCCCCGAGAAACCTGAAACCGTTAGTAACAAGTTGTTGTGTGCCAAAAAGCCTATTATATACGTCTATAACCTCTTCCGTTGTATATTTCAGTTTTAGTTCATGATTTATTTCCCATTGCAAAGCCAAAACATCTGCTTCGCGTTGCTGAGCTAAAATTACCAAAGCCGCAACAAGCATGAATATACCACCAACGGACATTGCAATCACTCCGCCGAAGTGTGCTATTGTGCCGATAACCAACATAAAAATTGAAAAGACTCCAAGCAATGCAGGATGCACTTCAGCTAATGCATCTACTATTAATTTCAATCCGCTATACCATGCCTTATACAGTCTAGCTGTAGGACCTGCCATCATTACTCTAAGCTTATCTAAAGATGACTCATATTGAATGATAACACCATGAAGATCTTCAAGACGTTTCTTAGCTAGCGCATGTGCCATGGTAACGTCATTAATTGCTGCCTCCATCCTTTCCATTGTATCAATGCCCTTTATAGTATCCTTAATCCATTCCTTCTGTGTATATGAAAAATTATCAAAGGTTTTGTCTAACTTTATTATTCCTTTGTTGCTTGCTGCATATTGTTCCATCAGACTCTTAAGTGCTTTTTTGCCATCTAAATGAGTAGCCTCTTCAATTGCCCATGCTGCTTGTGCTGCATTGAGCGTATCTATAGTTGGTTGAATTCCTTCCTCTCTTGCTTTTTTCATGATTTTAGCCCAGGAAGACCAATTTCTTGCACCAAAAAGGGCAGACAGATAAACTGCTCTAATACTAGGATCAAGACCACCGTAAGCCTCGTTCAGTATTTTTATCATGTTAGCAAGCCCATTGAACTTACCATTCAGGTCATAAATTCCCTTTTCAGCGTTCTCATTTGCTTTCCTTAACAGTTCAGAGGCCTCAGTATACTTAACTGTACCTTTGCCAGCAACACCTAATGCCTTTGAAACTCTCGTAATTCCTTCTCTCCAATATCTTCCTGCCCTTCCACCCCTGATACCTGCATCAGCAGAAATCATCATGTATGCAGTTGTATCTGCTAATGAGATTCCAAACTCTTCTGAAGCAGCTCCTGCATAAGACATACTGGTAGCTAATTCTTGTACCGTTAGGTTTGAATTAGTAATAGCCGTGGCTACAAGATTTACTACACCACCTAACTCATCTTGTGCGATCCCAAATTGATTAGTAACATCGATTGCGAACCTAGTAGCTTCAGTGTGACTAACCATACCAATAGTTGCCAACTCCAAGGTTGCGCCTACGGCTTTGATCACTTCATTTTCATCTTCAAACTTTTTCCCTGCTAAGGCAAAGATGCGGCCAACTTCTGCAGCTTGAACAGAGGTCCATTCTGTGGTCTTTCCGAGTTCTAAGAATCCTTTTCTAAGATCAGCAGTTTGATCCTCGGTTGCCTTCATTATGCTGCTTGTAATGGTAACTTGATGGTCAAACGTTCTGAACGCTTCTATGTTCGCAGTTGTTACAGAAAGCAGCGCATTGCCAAGGCGAGTGGCCATTGCGCCTGCTGCTAAGAGTCCAAAGCTCAAATACAGATAGGCAGTCCTAAGAGTTTGAGTAGCTGAAACTAAATCGAGCTGCTTCGCTCTAAGGTCTATTATCTTGTTCCTTAAACGCGTAGCTCCTGTCTCTCCGAAAAACGCGTGTAATTCAAATGGCATCCTTTATTCCTAAAGCACTTACCTAAACTGATACAGATGATCTTTGGACGTGTCTCTTGGCGTCATCAATTCGTAAAACTTACTGAGAAATGTTTTGAATGTTAAAAGCCTCTCTAGCGACCACTGCCTAATCTCCTCTACACTATATTGCGGAAACTCTTTAGCGATGAGGAAAGCATCGAAATGCTTATCCACATCGCATTCTACTTTTTTATTAAATTGCCTAGTTTCATTGCACCATGCAATTCTTCAAGCTTACCTAGAAGCAGAACTAAAGGCATAGCATCAAGCTTTGCAACATCGACTTTGGGTTCAATTACACACTTTTCAATGAGAAGTTTTGCATACTCGGTACGATTGGGCTTGCCTTGCTCATCTGTTGTATCACTTACCACATCTAAATACTCTAAACCTGGCAGTATTCTAACTTTGAACTTAACGCCCATCACCTCTATTTCTGCTTCTTCTTTTTTCCTATATAAGCCTTCTACTTCTGCCATTCCTTATCTCCTATTCTAACGGATCGATGTCAAAACCATAGCCTGCGATGCTAAAAGTTACATCTGGTGCTTCTTTACCATTGGTCTTCCATTCTGGTGCCTTTGCAATTATAGCATGCTCCATCTTGACTTCCTTAAAGCCTACTGATGTCTCGCTGCCTTTTATAGCCTTGATGCTAAACTTGAAATCCTCTTTGTTCTTCCAGAGATCGTACAGGTCTTTAAATGAAGAAGAGATCGACTTTATCGAAATCGATCCTTCTGCCGCTGTGCTCGGGTCTATGTTAAATCCAAGCTCACCCATCAGCCCTTCTATGTTCGTATGTTCCGCTCCAGGCGTGATTCCAAAACCATCTGGTCCAAAGCCTGTAACTTTTGTGTTGCCAACAAAACATTCCACTTTGCTTATATCAAACTGCGTCATTTTTCTCACCTCCTTATATTACCAGATTCAATGAAATGCTAATCGATTGCACATGACCGGCCAAGGTTACTGTTACCTTCACGTCATTCAAAACTCTGTTTGCCTTGTCTGCAGCTGAAATAGATGAAAGCAACGGCATATCTATTACATAATTTGTAATGCCACCATCCTCCAAGAGTGAGTTGCAAGCTTCTGCAATCTTCGATTCTATCTGCGATAAACCCGACTCATCAAAAGGCACCTCTGAAGCCATAAGCAACCCTTCTAATCTGTCCTCGATAAGTTCTTCTAACCAATAACGCGTTCTGGTGATGTCTACATACTTATAGTCTCCGCCTTTTGTCGTAAGCCCATCGCTCACCACATCAGTCCCTCTTTTGGCAATTACTACATTAATTGGCGGATCTCCTGCCTCTAACGAATCTACATCTGACGGGCTATAGTAGTCCGAAAGTGTAACGCCTGACACTTCCATCCACATCATCTTTTCCCACGGTTTCTTCAATGAATATTCAGCTGCTACTGCTGCTGCTATATCATCGTTTGTCTTTGCTGCAACACCTACCACATTCTGCGAGTCTGTGAGATTACCAAAGTCAGTTTGCATGGTTGCTACAGTTCCCGAAGCACCGATTACATGCAACCAATTGTTGGTGTCACATCTTCCAATGATCGCATCAAATTGTGATGTGGTACTTGATTCCAAAAAAACGTTTGCATAGATTAGGAAATCTATGTCCTCGTCCTCCATCTCATCAATTGCCGCTTCCAAATCAACATCACTAGTGCTTGCTGCCCTTGTACATCTTATCTGCCTCACTCCTCTTCCAAAAATTATTGCCGCTGCTTCTGCTATGTCCGAACCCGCACCGAAGTACGTTTCCACCTCATCTATATCTACACACAATCTGTTAGTTGCATCAGGCTGAGATCCACCACCTCCGGTACCAATAAGTGCTATTTCACCATATGTTGGCGGCCTGCCTGCTGCACTAACCGTTGTTGTAGTTATGCTTATTGCATCTCTTACCATTTTCCTTCCTCCTTTTTTTTTTGCCTTCTTAAGGCTCTACCAGTTCTACGTTTGCATGATGAACTGGTGCTATTTCTTCGACGTAAGCCTCTTCATGCCTTAGGCCAACATCGAATTGTCTTCTATATCTGAAATCCGATTCTACAAATGCATCAAGATTTCGAATGTCACTTATAACCCAGCTTAGAATTCCGCTAACGCTAAATTGGTAATCGAAGAATTCCTTCAGGCCTTGTGCGATAGCCTCTGCTATCTTAGCACCCGCAATCTGTGAAGTCCCACTTCTATGATTTTGTGCATATATATTAACTGATAAAATGTCTGAGTAAATGCCCCCGCGTGTCTTCTTAACCATGCTGTGCTTGAACTCAACTGTGAAATCAGTACCAGAATCTGGTCGCTCCGTAGCATCGAACGTAATAGTTTGAGCATCGTTGCCTATGGTAATTTTACTAATATCAAAATCAAATGGGCTATCGTCCTTGGTGCCTAAAACCTTAGTCAAAGAAGTGACGTAGCCAACGCTAAGAGAATAAGTCAAACTTGAAGTTGCAGCTATTGTGTCTGACTTATCTTTGCTTAAAACAGACCAGCCCCGTAGCTGGTTAAATGGCACATCAATTGGCTTAGTCCATAAATAGTTGAGCACAATAGCTGGAAAAACATCTTCCAGGTACTGATTGCTATAAACCACAGTAGGAGTGAATTCAGTACCTTCTACAGTAAAAGATTTAGGTATACTTTTGTATACCTCTGCTTTCTGTGCTATGTTCAGCATTGGAGTTCTTCCTTATGCCTAAACGTTTTAAGTTGAGTTCTTCAACTTATACTTCCTTCTTCAGTGAATAAATATTAATTCCTATTAGATCAACCACCTCTACTTCTTCAGTTACCTTCCATATATCATCCAACACATCATTGACGCTGAGGGTTTCCTTAGTTATAAAGATACTGTCTGCTTTACTGAACCATCCTACCTCTGATACATCAAATGCATCTGTGGTATAAGGTGTTATGAAACCTTGAACTGTGCCGCTTGTATAGACAGTTTCTATGTAGCCGTCTACTACCGCACCTGACGGTCTTAAGTAAGAATGCACTGACGACCATTTTAGCAACCCCAAGAAATTGATTTTCATTTGCTTTCATCTTACTACAATAACCCTTCGGCCTTCACAAACTGACGATAACGGTATTCTATTAAATCGAACGCTGGCCTAAAAAAAGGACGTTCCGGAACCTTAATCATGTTCGTACCTTTTAGCTTCTCTGCACTAAACATGTCCTTTGGGATAATGTAGCCGAAGAGCTTGCGTCTTTGAGCAGGCGTCATTCTCATAATGACACCATATTCCATCCATGCTGCTGCCTTGTGTGTAGAGAGAACTTCATACTCACTTGGGCCAATCGGAATCTTTACAAACGAATCCCTAAGGCTACCCGTATCGACCAACGGCATGCCTTTTCTTAAGGCTGGCAGAGGCCAAACTTTGCCTGCTGCTTGCCCCGTATCGAAAAAGTTATGGATTGTCTCGATGAAATCGTCGGCAGCACGTTCTGCAAAGCTTTTAGCCTTATCAAGTTTGTCCAAAATCTCGGGGCTTTTGTCCTTAAAGCTAAAACCGAAAGGCTCCATTTTCCATCATCTCGGCAACGGCGTCAGTTCTCCAATATCTATCTGACATATTTACAACACTGCTTTCGTTGGAATCTCTAAACTTCTGTCTGCAAACATATATCCTATTTTCAACTTCATACTAGACGGCGATGCATCCTCTGCCGCTTCTTCAGCTTGCGCCTTGAGCGAACCTGCAATAGCTTGGACGTCTCGTTTTATACTAAGCGGCCCAAACTTTGCATCTCGAAACACATTAGATACTATAAACGCCTTATATGCCGCTAGATACTTCACTGCAATATCAAAAAGCCCTGTGCTTACCGGAGATGTAATCTTTGCAGCCAGTATAACTTCTGCATCTTCTATGGCTTGCTGTATAGTAAGGTCAGCAAGCTCGTCTTTAGTGATATCATTGAGTGCAGTTCGCACATCAGATATTGTAACGGCCATTTTTAAGCTTTATGAGAATAAAAAAAAAGCCAGGGTACATGCAACTTAAGCATGTACACCTGTGATTTCGATTCCTGCGTCTGCCTGCACTACTTTAGGCTCTGCAAACTTTGCGATTGCGTAGCCAGTGTAGAACGCAGCATTGCCTGAATACTTCTGAACCATGCTTGGACCGTCTCCGAGAACAAGAGCTGGCGCCTCTGTGGCAAGTACAAAGCAGCTGGTATTTGGTGTAATGGCTACATCCGTAAGCACCTTAAGTCCGCAATAAGTAGGAACCTCGCCCTTGACCATCATATTGCGTTCCATTTGCTTTCTTACATAGTCGTTACTCACCAAATCTGCCCACACTAATGGATTCATTGCCAGGTAAGTAGGCTCGTAACCCTTATCCAGGTTGATCATAGTAGCAATCGCTTCCATTACATCGTCTGAAGGGTCGTTATCTCCGCCCCAATCAGAACCTGTTTGGTTTGCAAAGCCAGTTGGAAGCACACTTGCAATGTCTTCGTTTTCCATCTGCGCGATTGCACCGGCCGCGTCCTTGACGTTCGAGGCTAAGATGTCACCTACGAGATTCTTTTTCTTTCCTGCCTCATAGCTGATTGCTATGTGTACAACGTTCTTGCCGTACGCTTCAAGATCGAAATGAACCCATGTATATGCCTCCTTGCTCAGCTCTGCTTCTTTGAGTGGCGGTACATGCTTGATACCAGCCAATCTAGTCGCAACTGGCATGTCACCTAAAAGGTCTGGCATTTTTATGACTCTGCAAAGCTCGCGTAGTTTATACTTGTTTCTCGCTAGCCCAAGAACTTCAGACACCACTACTTTGGCCTCTATGTCTTCTATATCCGCTACATCTATAAATCCTGTTGGCATTTCTTTTTTCCTCCTACTTTAACAACAGTGGCACAGTTCCACTTGCAACCAATGAAGTTGTGTTCATTGCATAACCCACGACAGATCTTGTTAGCGCTACTGAATTGATAGTGACTTTCTTGACCTTTCCAGCTGCTGCACAAACTAGTTCGTCCATAAAGTTGACCGGAAAACCTGACTCAACCGTTACTTCAGCGACTCCTTTGATAAGCCCGCGCATATCCCGATTTGTTGCAGCTGCAGTAACTGTGTCCATTGCAATGGCAAACTTGCCCTCATCAGCATCATCGACTGGTTCAAAGCCGTTACCTTCTTCCTTTATGACTTGACCTTTAGTCACTAGCGTTGCGATTTTTGCATCTTCGTTCTTTACTAATATATCATATTCCTGATACGGATCTCCTACTGCCATTTTTACTCATCTCCTAGAGGATCTTTATGCCCAAACCACTCTTGCCTCAACTTCTGCTCTTCCGTGAGTTCGCTGCTTCCAGAAGCTGACAACTTAACCTTTGCTTCTGCTTTCACTTCTGCATCTACTTTCTCGAGACGTTCAGCATCAGAAAGCAAGATCTTCAACTGTGTCTCGTCAAGTTTCTTAAAGTCTTCGACTGCTATGCTTTTGTCCTTTTCTTCTATGAGACCTTTCTTTGCTCTTAGCTCAACTATCTGTGTTGCTAAGTCCTCTCGTCTGCTTAACATCATTTGGTTTACTTTTTCCCGCAATGACCGATTCTCAGCAGAAAGCGTTTCCATCTTCTTATTTACATCTTCTTTCGGCTTATCCATATCCTCCTCCTTCTTTTCGCCCTTGTTTTCGGTGTCGCCCTTGTTTTCAGCACTTGCCGGTGCACCTTCCTTATAACCTTTTGGCGCCAACACAATATACTCAATCTCAGAACCATCGATTTTGAGCGGCTTGTCCTTAGCACTTGGCGGCATAGGATAAGATTCTTCTACTTCTGTTTCTGTCATTTTGCTTCACTAATTCATAGGATTTAAGTACTACCCACTTTAAGCTTTAATCCGTCTCGAACCCATGATTTTCGTAGAACTCCTCGAGTGCTTGCCTAATTACATTAGACCGAGATTCTGGTTCATGCCATATTGGGTCGAAATGAGTCTTGCAATATCTTGCTATCTTCTCTACTTCTTCTTCCAACATATAAATGCAACAACGTGCCACTTCAATCTTCTCCTACATTATACTAAAATAATACTTTAACCACTCTTCTTCTACATCTTCTGCAATAATCATTTTCCTAACCTAAGCTGCTGGCTTTTCTATTATACACTCTGCACATGCTGGTGCTTCCGTTAGGGTAAGCTCCACATACTCTTTAATCTGTTTCACTACCTTCTTGGTTCTGTCTACATTAAGCAGCGCATCTATAGAGTAACCCTTTGCTTTTTTCTTTGCGAATTCAATGCCTTCAGGATCTGTAATTAGCGAGACCACTTCTATATTATCACCGTTTAAGGTTACTTTAGTCGGCTTTCCAACTTCCTTTTCGCGTATGTGTTCTATGCAGACTGGAATATCCATGATTCTTTCAGGCCTGTCCCTGACTACTTCAGGCGGAAAGTACCAATTGTTCCAAACACCGGAGCTAAGAGCAATGCCTGGCACTTCAAGACCTTCTTCGGTTTCTTTGAACGGTGAAGAGAATGGGATAAAAGACATTTGGACAAATTCTTCTTCAGATTCTGTAGAAGGCACCTCTTCAGAACGTTCAAAATTCCACACTCCTTGTGGTGTAGAACGCTTCATAATCCACATGCCTTTGAGACCAGAAGCAAAGTTGAATTTCTTGAAAAGCTTATCATCCTGAAGTATATTTACTTTGCCCTTCACATGTGTGATAAGAAAAGCAGGTGTGTTTGGTTTTTCATTTTCAGGTGTGCCTGGTTTTAATTCGACCTCTTTCTTGAATTCCTTCCAGAATTGCGGGCGCAACACGTTTGTTTCTTCACGAGCGTTCATAGATGATTCTTTTAGCGGGTCTTTATCTAGCCTGAATTGCATCTTTCCAATCTTCAAGTCATACTCTTCATAAGTCGGGCCTTCACGAACTATATAAGGGCCTCGATACCACCTGTGCTGAATTATGAAATCCTCAGCAGCCTCTTGCACTTCCTTTTGAGTAAGCAAATCTATTTCTCTTTCAGAAAGTTTACTCTTAATTTCATTCCAAAGCTTTTCGTACGTTTCAGACTTCTCTTCTGATACACTATATACCATCTTGCCTGCTTGGATACGCCTTGCAATTTCCTTGTATATCTTGACTGCAACCCCTTCAATTTCTTCTTTTGTGTACTTAATACTTTTGTGTGGATCTAAAGCAGTAGCATACCAGCCTACTGAAATTCTTGCATCGTCCATAAGTTGTTGATTAGTCATGTGTTCTGGATCATATGTGCTTATATCTTTGATAAGCTCAAGCCTCTTTTCCTTGAAATACTCAATGAGCTCTGCTCTTTTTTCCTGTGCAGCATCACCGCTTGATTCCCAGAACCTTAACTCCTGTGGCACCTTATTTTTGATTTTTTTAGGTAAAGCCGAAATTCCGTGAGGTGGTAGCCAACCAGTTCGTCGAGCTCTTGCAGAAAGAACATAAGGGGTTTGATCTTCAGGCTTTGAGAAGAACCAAATGAATGCTGGACGCTTATTATATGGATTAGGAATGAGAGTTGCTACAAAACGGCCTTTGTATTTACGACCATGCAAGAAATATTCTGCCATGTGTGATTTCTTAGAGCCGTGCTCAACTCTGCCTTTGTCATCGATTACAAACACACCTTCTTTTTCCTTAGTCGCACCGACTTGTCCTTTAGGCACCGTGCCTTCAACTGTTAACCAAGGTTTGGGTTCAGGTGCTTTTTTTATGGCTTGAACTTTGAAAAACTCATCATCCGTTTTCCACTTCGACGCGCGAACTACTTTTTTAGCTTCTGACAGGCTGTCGACATCCTCCTTGATCTCACCTTCTATTTGGTTCAGGAGAGTGAAGCCTTCGAGATGATCGTTTGCTTCCACACGAAAGTCTACATGAACTGACTTGCCTCTGAAGTGGTACTGGACCACGAAGTTATAAGTCTTCTCTTCAGACGGATACCGAGCCAACATCAGAGGTAACTTTTCACCTTCGGAAAGCTCAATGGAAGACAGGCCCTGTGATTCTTTTATTTCATCTAAAGTTTCCTGGCGCTGAAATTCCTCTTGGAGATCTTGCATTGATTCAACTTGCTTAAAACTTACATCCTTGAGAGAGTCGAGCATTTCATGAAAGTCTGTATTTATCAAAAAAGCTCTGCTATAAAGAACTACTTCCTTGATATTGTATTTCTTAGCTGACTCTTCAATAAGCACTTGCCATTCTGCCAAATTCATGTCGAAGAAATCATAGTTCTCAACTTCTACCCAACTTGGTACCAGTCCGTATTTTCTTGAGAGCACTACATAGGGAATGTTGTGAGCCTCACAAAAACTGATAAAGTTGTGAATCGGCTTTGAAGGAGACCAAAGTTGTTTTGGTGTGCCGCTACGGATTTCCTTGTTCTTTGGCGCAGCACACATAATAGCTGCAAACTTGCCTGCGGCCAACTTCTTCTCCTCAAGCAGATCTGACTTCTCTGCAATGTCTAATGCTTCTTTAGTTGTATCTGGGAAACGCTGTTGCGGGCGAAGCTCATAGAATCTGGGTTCGTAAATCCTAATTCTGTCACCTTTTTCACTATGATACCAAAAAAGAGTGTGGAAGATTACTGTAACAATATCACCCGGATTGCAAAGCGTTGCAGTATTGAACGTCTTGCCTATGTAGACATAATTGGCATCTTTGACCTTGCAGAGGTCTGCTTCCTGGGGTTGAAAGTCTGAAGTTGCTTTAAGGCCAACTTCATATACATACACACCCTTTGTTGCCGTTTCGATACGCTTAAGCACTGCAACGTGCAATTCACTTACAACCTTGTACTTGGCCCATTCACTGGTCATACCCGTGAGTGGATAAGTGGAACTCATTAGTTTGACCATTGAGCCTTCTGACCCTTCAAGCTTAGACACTCTTTCCACTTCTTTCCTGATTTCAGATTCAGTTGTGGCAGTGTGTGAGACAAGACGGTTGAAGTGCGAAATGCTAGGTTTCGGTAATTCATCTTTGGCTTGTCCCAAGTCTATTAAATCTAAATATTGATGCCTGACGCGAAGTTCTTCGTTATGAAGATCGCCAATCTCGGTGTCTAAGTTATGCTTTTCTAATTTAGGGTCGCTAAAGTAAAGAATATCAAACACATTTGCCACAATATGTGAATCGTTCGGCTTGTCTTTCTTATTGACATAGCCTGAAACCGTTTCGCGGCCTTGATGAATTCCGTTTTCATAGCCTTCTGTTTCACTGTCTAGCAGGAACGTTTCAACCGGGATTTTTTTGAGCTGATCAACAGCTTTTGGAAACCTACTAGTTCTGTCTTCACCAGATTCTAGGAAGACCTTTATCTTGTCTTTATGCTTCCACCATAATACTCTAAGGCCATCAGCTTTTCGTTCAACTGAAACTGGACAAATAGTGCCTTTGCATGCATGTTTTATTATATCTAATAGGTCAGGAATGTTGTACGCTTCGTTCTGCCGGTAGCCCTTAACACCTTTAAGAGCTTGGATAGTTTGCAATGGTTTTATAGCTTTAAACGTTTCGTTCTCTTCCAAAATAAGCTGCTTTATTTCAACCCAGTCTGCTTGCGTTCCAACTGAAGGCTTTTCGATTTGCTCTTCTACAAGCTGAAGTATGTCATCTGACTTACTTAACGTACTGGCTACTTCTGGCTTAAACCTAATACCAGCTTCCTTCAACTTGTCTTCCAAAACCATCCTCTTTTCATTTACTCCTGCTGCTCGTTGGGTTGCTCTTCAGATTGTTTGCCGCTTTTCAGGCCACGTTTTTCCATCTCTGCCTTGACCTTATTATGTATCTCTTCCCACTCTTCCTTGCTAAACACCTTTGCTTCGGGCATCTTTAGATACCTAAAACACATCAGGTTTGCAGCCTTGAGCTGATCGTCCTCGAACTTACTAAAGTCCGCATCTTTGAGCTCTTCTACTTTAAACAGCGCAGCCTCTTCTTCCACTCTACTATACTTAATACCATGCTTTTTCAGTTCCTCTTCTATCATTTTACCTCACCTCCTTTTATTAAATCGCCTCCGATAATTTTTGTAATGTAGGCGAATCATCACGTTGTTCAATACTTAAGCCTTCCGTAATTCTCCTTACATCCTCTTCTGTGGCTGTTTTCTCGCGAAGAGGTAACCAAATTTCTTTGAGAATAAATGCTTGTTTCTCTTCTAGTGAACTTAGTGATTTGAAGGCGTCGACCAGAGCTTGTTTCTTCTTGATGAGTTCTGGCGTATCTGTTTCCTTAGGAATCACTTGTCCTTCTTTAAGTTTTATTGGCTTCTCATCAGGATCTTCTGGTAAGTAGAGCTGGCCGTAGATGCTGCTCCAAATATAGCTCATGCTGTCTACTGAATTGAAGCCGTAAAGATTTAGATATTTAAAAACATGAGGGTTTTCGACTCCTAAAGCATGGATTTCGATTCCTTGATCTTTTATTTCGTCTAAGATGCCTAATTCTTGAAGCCGCTGCATTGCAAAGACACGTTGCGGTAAACCTCGTGAAGGGTAACCTGCGACTTGAATACTCTTCCGTCCTATGCCTATAATATCTGGGTTGAGCTTGATAATTTCTCGAATGCAAGCCTCGAACTTGAACGCCGATTGCCCCTGGCCAATCCCCATAACCTTGCATTCTGGCTTCATATTCAGAAACTCTCTCTGAGCCTTTATCGACTTCTTATCTGAGTCTATATCATACAAGAAATCCGGTGCACATACCACATCTGCCTCTACTAGTTTGGAAGCTTCCAGTAGCTGAGATGGCGTTAGCGTTTTGTCGCTGAATGCGCCATTGTCCAGCATTACTCTTATACCAGAAGCTTTCCAAGCTTTAGCATTTTGAATCTGCTTAGTACTGAGATTGTAAGCGTTGAGCATGACGCCGTCGCAGTAGTCTAAAAGTGGCTCTTGTGCACCTACCAGATACAAGTGGAGTTTGTGTGATTGCTCAACTCTTTCTAACGGAAGAATGGGCTGGCATTCCAAAGTTAAAGCAGGCACATGAGAAGTAACTGGACCACTTTGAGTAAATTCCGGATTGTCATATAAGAAGTGGATGCGATCCTGAAGCTCTGGAGGAAAGAGTCTGAAAACACGGAAAGCTGTAACCCTGGCGACTGGATCGTTTTCGCTTGCTTTTATGAGTATGTCTATATCGCCTGTCGTACTGCCATGATTCACTATGCCACCAGTTAGATAGACAAAAGGATGTGCGAGTTTGACTGGTTTGATATATTGAAGTACATCATCTAAAAAAAGCATTTCCCCGTTCTCATTGTGCTGGGCTGGTTGACCATAGTCTGCACTAAGTTTGGTTGTATCTAAGTCATCTATGTTTTGTGGGCGAATGCCTTCTTTTGCCATCGCTTCCAGAAGAAGCTGATAAAGATTCCATATGTCTTCTTTACTCCAAGATTCTCCATGCTCGATGAAGCTGCCGGTACGCTTTTCAATATGCCATGCTAAATGGAGCCATGCATATACTTCTTGGAGTTCTTCTTTAGAAAGAGAGGAAACGTCTAAGTCTTTGCTAACTCGAAGTGCCCCTTCCAATGTAAGATCCGAGCTCATTTTAAGCTTACCTCCATCTCATCTCCACCTGTGCTAGAAGCTGGCTTGTATTCGTCTAACCTCCGTTGTCTTCTTGGAGACCTGGAAAGTGATGCAGGAGTTTCAGTGCCCATCAGCATTGTATCTAAGTCCAGAAGATCATATGCAATACGTCGGTCTATGATTTTGTTTTTATAGAGCTCATTAATCGGTGCTGCTATGTCTATGAAATCTTGTATGCTTACAGGTTTCCAAGTGTGCTTGATTCTTACCCTATCTGATAAGCCCATCTGAGCTACAATAGGTGCGTAGAGCTGGCGTTCAATTTCCCTCTTAAGCGTTCGTTGTATTCGAAGAATTGCACCCTCGCGTAGAGCCTTCAAAGAGTACTCTAAGGATGCACGGTTCAAGCTCCGTTCTCTTCCCATCAAAGGCTTCGGGATTCCAAAATTCCCAAGTATTTCCTCATCTACATTCTGCCTTGTTAACATCAAGGATTGCAAATCTGGTGTCATATGCACCACTTGAAACTCTATGCTTTTGTTTGTGACCAAAGACACACCTGGTTCGATGGCATCTTTAATCTCATTCAACTTAGCCTCCTCTTCTGCTTCTGTCATCATAGAAGTGTCGACCTGAGCTATGACAAACGGTGCCCACATACGCATTGCAGCCGCAAGCACGTCTTCGTCCAGTTCCATCTTTTGTTTAATTGCGGATACAATTGGCTGTATCATGGAGAGGCCTCTAGGATCGCCTTCTAACCTGTCGTTGCCTACAAAGAAGATGTCATCTGGTTTCAGAGGGTTCTCTTCGTCGTTGTTGTAGATGTAAGAGTCTAGATTCCAGTTTTCATCGAGAACTGGTTCGAGCAATGCCGATTGCAGAGGGTTTAACTTAACTGGTTCCTTCTTGGCCTTGACGATTTCAAAGCCTGCAAAGCCAAAGATTTCACGTTTAATCTCTGCAATGTATACGACTTCGTCCAGATTGACTTTGCGATTCACCTCATCTACTTTCTTCTTGACATCCAGAAACTCTTCCGGGTCGCTATCGTCAAGGACTTCCACCTCTGTAAAGAAGCCTCTGCTAGTAGCGAACGATGCCCGCAAGTTAACGCATTGTCTAACAAGAGAAATGGTCTTGTAATATTTGAGATAGTCACTTAAAGTACTTGAAGAATAGAGACTGCCAGTCTCCCATTCACTCCGCTTCACTTTGGGCTTGGCTTTCGAAATCCTATACAACTTCAACCTCAGGTCTTCTAATAGTGCCATCTTTGTTCTGGTTTTAGTTTTTCCAAGCTCTTGTATACTAACGCCTCTTTTTTATTTGTGGATGACGGCATGAGTCTGTGCGGTTACGTCCTCGTCCACCATTTTTCCAGCCGCGTTGAGACCCATCTTTCTTTCCATATCCACTTCTATTTGTCATTTTCTTATGCCTCCTCAAATAAACCTTCTTTCGTTAACGCCCGCAATGCTAAATTGATCACTGCTATCGCACTTGCCTGCTCTTCTGGTGCTATTACAAACCCATACTCCAACTGTGCTATCAATGCGATGAGTGCTATCAAATTCACCCACAACGTTTTGCTTCTTACTACTTTCTGCCATTTTATTCTCTTCATTTTCTTTCTTTTCTTCTCCTTTTACTTAATTCACACTTGAATGAAGTCAGGCTTATAATCACTTTTATGCCAACCACTTGTGTCATCATTCTGCGGCTCGATTATCTTTATGCTACCATCACAGAAGCTAAGATTGAACGCGTGGTAACCCATTGGAGTGTAGCCTTCACAATATGCATACATGAAGTTTTTCTTATGGGTTCTATTCAACTTAAGCATGCGACAGCGACTTTCACGTGCGAATTTATCACAATCCCATATGTCCTTAATGTATCGCATCTTATCAAGTGAATCGGTATTGAGCCATCTCAGCAGTTCACTGTAAGATATAATATCGAAAGACCCATCTGCAACTCTGATGTGTGCATCTGGATATGCTCCCCTCAGAATAGTTCTCAAGGTGCTGCCTTTTATAGGTGTTATATCACCAGGCAAAAATGCAAACGGCTTGCCTTCGCATAATTTGTGTAGAAGAGAGCATGCGTATTTCTTTAAATTAAACATCATTCCCTTTACACTCCTCGTTGCATTCCTAGCCTCTGCTAACTAAATGAACCCAGAGATAGATGATGAAGCCTGAAACGATAGCCGCAATGCTAGTTAATAGTTTTGTAATGACGTTAAGCTTGCCTTTCATTAGCTGTTGCTTCTTCTCAAGTTCTTGTATCCGCTCGGTATGGTCCTTGAACGTTTCGGCGCCATGATTCAGTGCTTTGAGTATATGCTTTACGTCATTCCTGGTTTCAATAATTATTTCCAATGTTTTCTTGTCAAGTTCCATTTTAGTTACATGCCTCATAACAATCTGCTGCGTTTTGTGCGGCACTCAAAGCCCTGTTGTAGATGCGGACTTCGTCGATGGTGCCGTTGAATTGATAGTTTGGAACCGAATATTTCCTATTGCCAATTCTTAACACATCATCATTTGCAATAAGTGCGTAGTTATAATCTTTTTCATCTTCAACCCCATTTTTGTAAAACCTTACTTTGGTTCCAGTATAAACAGCAGCTAAATGTTGCCATTCACCAACAGTTGGAGATAAATCACTTTGAAGGTCATGCCAATTAGAACCATCATAGGAGACAAAATTAAGTTTATTATTGGTAAAACCAAAATGATAGTTGGTTGTAAGCACATCTCTGTCGCCTTTCACTACAATTGCTCTATCGCCACTTATATCGTTCGGTTTCACCCACGCCTCAATCGTAATCTCATCAGTAATATTCAAACTCTCATCATTCCCGCAATCACAAAAGGCGGAAGTGCCATTGAACTTGCCAGCGTTGCCATTCTTGCCGATACCCCATTCAACATCTGTGAACGCTGCGTGGTTGTGATGTCGTGAATAGTCTTTTGCAACGTTGCCTATGCCCTCGGTGAAAGGCACATGAAGCCGCAGACCTGGATCTATGTCAGGTTTCATGTAACCTACAACTTTAGCCATTGCAGCAATCATTTTCTTATCCTCTTGATAACTTCATCCCTTTCAAAGTTACAGTATAAGTCTCGTCTTCTCCAACATCACCACTTGTTTCTACAACTACTTTAGTTGTGCCTTCCAACGTTCGTTGCAAATGGATTGGATGGCTTGTATTATCTGCTACTTCTCCGGTTGCATAGATAATGTGATCATCTTCGTCCTTCAAGATTAGCTCGTTTGTAAGTGAGCCAATTTCTGGACAGTCAAAATATATATCTGTCAAAACACCGTCGATTACTACTTCTTCAGTCTTCGTCGCAGTACCGTTAGCTATAGTTATTGTTACAATTCTTTTGAAGTTTGGGTTTGAGACCTCACCTCTTTTCAACATTTTTCTTTTTGCTCCGTTTCAGAAAAGCTTAGGCCATTCAGGTCCTCGTACTTGTTTTGTTCAAGTAGATATTTCTGATAAGCCTCTTTCACCTTTGCCTCTACAAACTTCTTTCTATCTGTTGATGGCAAATCAGTCACTGGAATTACTATGCTAAAACCAAAACCTTCTACTATCGGTACTGCTTCACGCTGTTCATTGTGCTTGATCCCTATCTGCTTAGTTATACTTACTGGCACTTGTATGCTCTTCACTCCCTCTACCTCAACTTCCGCTACCTTTCCTATTCTATATTCTATCATTTCCTTGGCCTCCTGCCCATGCTTTTTCAATTCCTTTCTTATATATTTTCATCTCCTTTTTCTTACCTCCTACTACACTACGACCTTCACTATTCCTCTTGCACCGAAAGATTTGCGAAAAGCCGGAGAGTGAACGCTGGTAATTCTGGGAATTGGAGAAATACTGAAGGTGCCTGCAGCTGAAACTGCATTGGCTAAGGCATCTGCGACGTCTTTGCTACCTGTCTTTCTATGATCTACCTTAGTACCGCGAATTAGTTCCAGTTCTTTGAGTTCCTTTACCAAAATGGGGCTTAGATAGAAACTTATCATGTCACTATAGATAAGTTCCTTAAGCCTGTCGTGTTCCTTCTTCTCCGTATGGTTCTGAACCACTCTAATTCCAGCCTTTTCTATTTTCTGCAAGGTCTCAGGATAATTCCACACATCTGTTGTGAAGCTTACAATCCCTGGAAACCTTTCTGCTATGTCTATAATAAACTGTGCCACTTGGAACGCATCAATTTCGCGTCGCCCTGAAGGCGCAAAACGATGGACTAGGTCTACTATGCACTTATGATCACTGAAGTGCACAAGAGCCAGGCCAAAGGCATCGTTCTTCACTGCCGGATCACCTGCCAAAAAGTAGCGTTGTTCAGGAGAAGTTTGCCTGAACCATTCTGCCATGCTTCCATCAGGCAAGATGGGATCTGGCCTGAGAGGATCGATGCATTTATCTATGCTTTGCGGATCCTTGTAGTAGTTTTCTATGACTAGGCTGGGCTCTGCACCATAGTCTCTTTGAGCCATGTCGGGATTCTTTTGAAACTCAGGTTCGAGAGACTCGCGCGTGATGTTAGGGTTCACTAACCATGTAGGTAATTGATACCCCAGCATATATTCTGAATGCTTTGACATCTCATAGAGTGTCATGATTACGTCGTCTACAGTTACTGGCGATGATATAGATACTATAAGACCTTCATTACCAAAAGTCTTTACTGACCTAGATAATGAATGATAGACATTCCAACCTGAAGCGTTGCCTTTTGTATCTTTGAACCTTGCCAGCTCATCAAAGAGAACCAGTTTTGCAGTGTGGCCTACTAAGCTTGAAGAGTTAGCGTGCGCACTTCTTATTATAACATTGGGATCTGGAAAGATGAGTTCATTGTATCTTTCTTTACATTCACCAGTTTCGATTAGACTTTTGAAATAAGGAGAGTGATGAACCAATTCCTTGTCAGCCGCAAATACAGTATCGGACGCCTGCTCTTTTGACGTCGCGGTGTTTATGATAAAGATAGCCTGGCCTGGTGCTAAGTTATAGTGTTCAGCAGGGTTGCCAAGTTGGATTAGTTTGAATGTCTCATACAAACTAATAACTGCAGCCAACCTTGTCTTGCCACTTCTCATTCCACAAATTGCCACAAGCTCATTATAAGGACCCTTGTAGAATTCTTCCAAAATTTCTGCTTGCTTAGGGAAAAGCTTGAACTTGAGAATGTAATCTACGAAGTAAAGAGGGTCTAAGGTTGCCTTGAGCTCCTTCCTGAAATCCGAAGTCAGGCTCATTTTAACCTTCTGTTATAGACTTTGCTGTAAGATAAAATGATTAGTGACCCGCCAAAAAAACGAAAAGGAAATGGACCAGTAACAGAGACAACTGGTCCCTTTTTCCTTCGTTTATTTAAAAACAGGCGCTACTGTGTTTTGAGACTTAAACATTTGCCTCCTCCATTTTTTCGAGCTTTTCCAAAACCTTTCGCTTACATTCGTCGCAAAGATCCCCTACTACGATCATCTTAAGACTTCTATATTGATTAATGGTAACGTTGCTTTTCTGGACCAGCTCGCCTTCAATCTCTGCCAACACTCTTATTTCTTGCCTTAACTCCGCTAAGGCTGAAACTAAAGCCTTGACACCTGAAGCACTGAGATTAGTAGCGAAGAGGTTGTCTATAAGATCAGAAAGTTGCTGAGCTTTGCCATAAAGCCACTTTGCCTTCTCTTCATGCTCCGGACTCAGAGCCCCAACCTTAGGTACTGCCAGGTGCTTGGCCATATGAAGCTTAATTGCCTCAACTGGAATTCCATAGAGCTCTGAGACGTCTTTGTAAAGCGCACTGCCGTCTCTTAGTGAAGCTTCAATCTCTTTCCGATTAGGCAATGTGCAGAGTTTACAGCTTCCGTCTTGCAGAGGTTTAGTCTGTGGTAGAAGCTTTGTAACATCCAGTGGCATTTGGAAAAACAAGAGATGTAATACATTTGAGTTTCTTTCAATTAATGCCAAATGCTAACTTTCTCTTATTACCAGCCGCACTTTGCCCCCTCCAGTTTTAGCTTCGCCTACGATAAGAAATGTGGCAGCCATGCCTCAGTCGCAATAGCCTTGCCTTGGTTGCAACGATCTTAGACGCAATAGACTTTGCCTTAGATAAGCTTGTCCGAACATATTAACCAACAGTATGCTTGTCTGAAAACACATTGGCCTTAGCCTGCAGCGTGCTTGCTTTAGGTGCAATAAACTGTCTGCCTTCAGGAAAATTTGCCTGGGAAATTTGGATGAGCTCGTTACTAGCTAAAATACCACCCCCTCCCCCTTTATTTTATAATACTTCCAACCTCATTCGTATTACTTTTGTGTTATCAGAACATTTCCTTAATTCGTGTTACTTCGTGTTACTTTATCCTTTTGTCCAGATTTTTATTCCCTTTGTATAATTATCTTATTGTATAAAATATTGTCTTTTTGTATAATGTGCCGTCCAAAAAAAAAAATATGTTATAACAGTGCCATAAACTTGTTGTTTATGTTCTCTATTCTTTCTCTTGTTTCATCACTAATATCATATCCCAAGTCCTCTGCCGTCATAATTGCGTATCTCCAGCACATTATAGCATTTAGCAAGTCGTTTATTTCGGTCTCCGTTAGCCTAACTACTGCTTTATATGGCTCTTTTTCCATTTTTATCACCTCCTAAAGGTTTAAAAAATATGAGGGATAAAGAAATAGTTTACCCCTCCGTAATTTTCCCCCTAAATCAATAGTTTTGTTTTTATTATTCCTTCCACGTTTACAAACTGCATTCCTAAAGTCCCATCGTAAAATCTTATAGCATCTCCGTCCTTCCATAATCTCAATGCTATTCTTAACCATGTTATAGCGGTTTCCCTGTTATCTGTCCCTTCTGGTGCGAAAGAATGTATTAACCTTTCGCTTCTTTTGTCCTGTATTATTATCATATATCTTTTCATTTTATCACCTCCTAAAAGTTTAAAAAATATGAGGAGTAAAGAAATAGTTTACCCCTCCACAGCGTTTTAAGGTTTTAAGGATATAAACATATTATATCCTTCTTATTCCTTCCACCTGTTCATAATCCGTCTACCTATTGGAAGTTGTCCGTAAGGGTCAGGCACTTGGGGTCTAACCCTCTCTATACTTCCTTGCCGTTCCAGTTGTCTCATTAATTGATTGATTTGTTGATTTGACACGTGATATTTGTCGCAGAAATACCTGTCTGCGAAAAACATGTCGTTATTTTCTTGCATCTCCGATACTACTTTTCCCCGTATGCTTATAGCGTCCTTGGCTTTTACTTGGATGGTCTTTATTCCTGTCGCTTTGATTGCCCCTACTTTCTTTACTTCCGCTTTCTCTTTGTTATCCATTTTTGTTGTTTTCACCTCCTTATATTATAGTTGTTTAATAGGGTATTTAAGACTTTCGGTTTTTTAATTTATGTTACCTTTATAGATAAGATATATTAGTGCTTTATTGATTGCGTCATATCAAAGGCATTATATGACATTCCTAAAGCCAAATACAAAGCCTTATTTGATTAACGAAGTCTTGAGAAGGTTTTAATTATTGTAGTGTCATATCAAAGGTTTTATATGACACGTTGCCCTCTTCTTAAAATAGGGCGCTGGGTTAATAAAGCCTTGAGAAGGCTTCAATAAGGTGAGTGTCATAAATAAGGTTTTATATGACATTCTTTATTACTTCTGTATGTTTTATAGTCTACATTATTGATGTATGCTTTATTATTTCCACCTTCTTTATAACTTACATTATTGATGTGTTCTTTATTACTTCTTTACCTTATATATGTTTTATAACTAACATAACCTTTATTACTTCAATACCTATTGTTTATTCCAAGAGATAAGGCTATTTTATTCTGGATTGAAGCTTTATTACTTTAATAGTTATTGTTTAATCCAAGAGATAAGACTGTATGTGAATGGGCTGGAGTCAAAAATTCCACCTAAAAATGGCCTTTTTCCGCCTAAAAGTCGCCCAAAAAGCCACTCTAGATGCCTAAACTTGCCACTTAAGGTGCCTTAAACTCATTTTATGCCCCTTTCCTCACCAAAAACTGCAACTTAGGCCGCTCCGGAGCCACTTTCCAGTCGATTTAAGCTTCAAAACGTTTGCCTTAGGCTACTTTCCAATTACTTCGGCCCCGGAACCTAACTTAGGCACGCTTTCCAACTGCCTTAAGCCTCAAAAGCCCAGGCTGAGGTCCCCCTTCCTCAGC